ATAAACGCCTGCTGCTTCGCTTTTACCTGCTGCTTTTGCTCGTTGTTCCATAGCAACTGCAGCCTGTATCTTATGAGCATGACTGCGGCCGCTGTTTCTAATTTTACTAACACTTTTTCTAGCATCATCTGCTGTAGCAAATTTCAATCCAGTAATAGTGCCTTTAGGATTTTCATCTGTATATAAATCGCTATGCTTTTTGCTATTAGCAGGTTGTCCGGGCTTTCTTGCTATTCTTTTACCTTCCTCCAAACCTTGCAACTCACCAGTCATTTCATCTAAACTTTGTTTCACTTTAGCATCATACTCTAAACTGTCAGCTACACTATTTAGGTAATCGGCTGCAAGTGTTATATAACTCTGCTGCCAACCCATCAAACCGTCATCTTCACTACGATTTTTTAGTATTTGAAAAATACGCATTGCATTTTTTGCTGCTGCATATAAATCACTACGTGCCATTTCAACCTCATGGTCGCGGCGATCTTCTTTATGTGAAATAAAACTTTTATCCTTCATACGGCGCATGCCAGGAACAATAAGTACTTCTGCTTCTTTTACTTTGGTTTCGCTTAAACTTGCTTTAACTTCTTCTTTGGTTTTGCCGTATTTTTTCTTAAAATTGCCTGGATCCATATGTTCTAAATCATAGGCTAATTCTTTCATTTTGCCTTCGCTAATAACATTAGCATACTTCTTACCTTTAGCAACCTTAGGCGCTTTTGGTGGTTTTTGTGAGCGAGTTTGTGTTGCTCCTAATGGGCTTGCTACTGTTGCAATACTACCTGCGACTGTGCTTTCAGATAATTCATTTATACGCATAATATAATCCTATTATGTATTATTTATCAGAAAAACTCTAATATGATTATAGGTATCGTTTTTATATCAACAAATAAAGTAATTTATTATGATGTCTTTATGATGATTTATCTATCATATAATCTACAGCAGCCTTAACAAGATCATCTGATAAGTCAGATCGACCTCCCCTAGCAGGCATTACTCCCTGCTGTCCCTGATAGCCCTCTATAGCATGTTTATATAGTGTTTCTTTGCCTTGCGCTATTCTGACTGCCCAAGCAGCTTTGTCATCCGATCTAGGAGCACCCGCAAGACCGTTAAGATGACAAGCAGCGCATACTTGTTCATATACACCTATACCATCTGATGGTATTTCTAAAGCGACTATTACTGCGCCCTCTGCTGCTACTATTGCTAGTGATGAGTTATCCTGACCTGAAACTGCTACACGGGCTATAGCAAGATTGCTTTCGACCTGTTTGATATACTCTTGGTCACTAAATTTGTAGGTTGATTGTGTATTTTTTCCTACTTGCCACGCTACCGCAAACAATAAAATGACAACTACAAAAAGTATGCTTATTACATAACTAAAAGTATTGAAAAATTTTACGTCTTGACTTTCCACGATAATAATCCTTTGTTATTATCGTGCGTCATTGCCGTCTTTATCTTTAAATGTAAATCCTTGTTGTTTTTTGCCATCAACATATAAAGGTCCTATATTATCATTTAAATATTGTTGATTTTCCATACAAAACACGTAACTACCGCTGTGACGCAATAATACACGCCTATCGACCCAAACACGACCGCCTAAATCACGCCAGTTTTCACAGAACGTCCAGTCCTCACTATAGTATCGATTCTGACGCACTGCGGTATCAAAGTATGTTTTAAGGTGTACATCGTATTTAGGATCAAGACCAATATCGTTTTTATATTGTTTAACTGCTGGATGAGTCTTTAATTTTTCAAATACATGCTTTTTCATTAATAAGAAACCTGTGCCAGCTTTGCTAACTTCTTGTAAACCGTCTGGGCCTTCTTCTGCGCCTTCAAATCCATTAACTACCCACTTAATAGGCATAGTCTTCATTGGGTACAATCCACCAATCACATCTACATTTCTATTCAATAGAACTAGCAAATGCCATGGTTCCCAACCAATATCAGCGTCAACAAAGAATAAGTGAGTACTGTCTGGCATATCTAAAAACTTTGCTGTTAGCGTATTACGCGCACGACTAATTAAACTTTCATTAACCATTGTTTCTAGTGTCCAGTCTATACCCAACTGACGGGCAGTGTTTGCCCATTTGATGAAACTCATAAATGTAGACTCAGTAAGCATACCACCGTAACATGGCATTGCTATATGAACTCTGGTAGTCTTAAGAAAGTCTACATTTACTTGAACTTGATTTTGTCCTGGAGCAGGGGGCGCATTTTCTGCGGGGCCAGTTGCGCCTGTTGGGCCTGTTGGGCCTGTTGCTGCTTGATTTTCTACAATCTCCTGTAACTGTTCTACTGGTACAGTGTTTTCTTCCTTTTTATTTTTTGCCATGTTATCCTCTCAAAATGTATGAATATTTACAGTCTGAGAAGCTTGTGAAATTATTTTTCTGGTAGATAATCTATTGTTTCAGATACAGACTTTTTAGACTTTTTAGGCTTTTTATTACGCTTTTTCATATTGATAGCGATTGCTGCTTGCTGTGCTAGATTTGCTGCTTCTAGCATTTTTAATAGTTTTTGCTTTTGCTCAAGTGTAGCATTTGGTAACAGTGGTTGCATTTTTCGATAAAACTCTTTGAGTTTTTTGCCTTTAGGTTTTGGCATATTGAATTTAACAAGATTGTCTTTTGCTATCTTCATCATGTCTAATACTTCTTTATCACTCAATGATAGGCTCATTGAGTCACGCCATATTTTAAACTTTTCTTCCTCGCTCATATTAGGGTCTAGTAATGCGTTACGCATAGGTGTTGCTCTTGGCCCTTCGTGATAATCTTTACTACTTGGGTCGCTGCCAGGAGCCTTAGTATCTTGTCTACTCATTACAGTCAAGTTATCTAAGCCAAATGACTTATATGGTTCTACGCCCGTACTTTTTGCTGGCTTTAACAAATAACCAAATGCTTCTTTTTGATCTGCGCCTACAACTAATGCTACATCTTTGTAACCCTTACTACCTAAATCAGTCAATACATCGTTGAGTGTAGGTTTATCTTCTGAGGGTAAATTAAATATGTTTTTGTACTTAGGAAACTTCTTTTGATACATCTGTAGTTTCATTTCAGGTGGAATAGGATCGTCTTTACCAAAACTGCGTGAAACGATAAAGAATGGTTGTGCGTCTGTACTTTGTGCTTGATGTATAACTGCGTTTGCTAATGCGTCATGACCTGTATGACCCATACCACGCCCCCAACCTAACACAGCCTTTTTACCTTGCTGTTCTTTTAGTACGCTTTCTTTTGGGCTCCATGTTGGTTGATCAATGACCTTAATAAACTGTCCTGGTATATCATAGTTAAACTTGCGTCCTGGATGTGCCTGTGCATAACCTTCTGGTTTTGTTTGGCGTATGCCACCATGACTCATTTGATTTAGTTGATTGATGAAGTTTGTTTTTTCTCTACTTAATACTTCTATAGCGCCTAGTGTTGCTAGCATTCCTTCTTTGTCTGCTAACATTGTTTTTGCTTTATTAGCACTTAGATTTGTCTCAGCCCATTGTGGGAAATCACGCATCAATCCATCTCTACGCAAATGGTCATTTAAGTAAGAATATAGTTCTGCTGCTGGTTTGCCTAAGCCAGGCTTTGGTTTAAGATAGTTGTCAATTTTTTGTGCGTGTGACTTAATAAATTTTTCAGCGTTATCAAGCATCTTTGTATCAACTTTCACAGGTTCTTGTACAAATGTAGTACCCTGTACTAATACATCAGATGTGCTTAAATTCTGTGCATCAGGGAAACGTTGCTCGTCACTTGAGCCTAATGCAGGATAATAACCTGTAGCAGCAACTCCTACTTTCGCTCTAGCAATCTTTTTACCTAAATCACTATCTGCTGGTACATGAAATTCTGTAATGTTTGGTTGAAAGTCATATGTGTTTGTTTCTTTATTGAGTACAGGCATAGCACTTTGACCATCTGGCTTAGTACCTGGATAGAATAATAATCCACCTTCAATAAATCCTTGTTTAGGACTAATCTTTTCAAAATATGGCCACAACATAGCAAACTGTTTAGCAAATTTAGCACGTTCTTTAGGATCACCTCTCCCTGTGCCTAATATAAACTTAGCAACATCTTGTGGTGATTTAGTTAATGTAGGTGCCCCACTAGTTGTTTGTGTTGAACCACGCTTTAGATATGCCCATGCATTCTTGGGAATCATCATGAAGTTACCACTTTCATCACGACCCCAATACACTACAGGCATCCCGTCCCACTTTAATTCAAGGCTACCACCTGTTGTTGCCATGTCACGCAATCTTTCTATTGCGTGTAGTCCACCATAACTACCATGACTCAATATTAAATCTTCAATATGTTGATACTTACGACCTACATCGGTTGCTTCTGAGATTTGGTCTGAAAAATATTTGTCTTTAATTGCTTGATATTTCTCAGGATATTTTTGTAGCGCCTTCATCAACTTTGTAGGATTGCCCATATCGTCTGCTGATGCTGTTGGTCCTATAATGATTTTGGCAATCTTATCTTTGTCATTAGTCACTAATTCTTTTGTTTCACGATCTACTAAACCCTTATATGGGCTCATCATTAAACTACTATGACCTTTAATACTACTCATGTTAGCAAGATCAGCCCACATACCATGTAGTGTGCCGCCCTTCATTGTTGGGTCGGTATAATCGTGTGTATGTAATGGCACCGCTGCTTTAGCATTTTCTACAGCCATTAAATCTACTTGAACAATATCATCACCAGCGCCTGTAGGTATACCAACGTGTATGCTAACTCCTGTTCGTGCTGCTGGTAATCCTTTATCTTTAAAATAATCTTCTAATGCTTTGCGACTGAGTTTTAATTCTTTAGCAGGAAATGCTTTCATTAATTCGCCTGCATCAATCAATGCGTCAATGTCACTACTAATTTCTTTTTTGCCTGCACTACCAATTGGATATAAGTTTATACCTTTTGGTAAAATCTTTTGTAGGTTTTTTACAGCGGTAAGAAAGTTAGCCTTGTTAATAGGTTTGGCATTTGGAATAACATTGCCGCCCTCTTGTAAAATCATATTAGTAACTCAACTTAACAAAGTTTACAATACCATATTGAAAATCTTCAATCTTAGCACGTAGATATACAAAGTTACCTTCAATATTAGTATATGTGCTTATATTTGCATTTGCATTGTTACTTGATTTGTATACCTGAAAATAATCAGTTGTCGAACTGTTTGCACTAAGTGTTGCTTCAATTATAATATTACCAGTAAAATCTGTAGTTTTAAAATTAATAGTTTGTAAATCTTCATTACCTAAATAATATCCGGCTGCTGGTTGAGCATTACTTGTAAGAGTATAAACATTAGCAGTACCACCACCGTCATATGTGGTTTGTGGAAATAGTATCAGTATAGTTTGTTGGCTCACGCTTTTAATACCTCTACGACTATACCCTCGCCTACAAGTTCTTGGGCTACCTGTTCTAGTGCTTGCTCTACGTCTTGCCCTGTAATATTTTCCTGTGCTTTATCTGTGTCCTTTACAATCTTGCTGAATTTTATTAAAAGAACCTCTTCCACTATTTTAGCCATAAAAACTCCAATTTCTCAGAGTATTTATCTACTTTTACTGCTCTTTTGCTAGAGTATAGGTTTTACCCAACATATCTGAAAACCACATGCTTAAAACGTATAGCATTTTCTCATCGTTATATTCTACAAAAAACGACCCGTGCATGTATCTATAGGCATGCCAATTATTAGTAGTAAAAAGATGATTTGCTAAACCCCTACTAAAATGTAAAGTTTTATACATATCTACTAGTGCCCTAACATTATCACTAAAGTCTTTTGGCATGCGTCTAGCCTTAAAATATGTTCTAAATTTATATTTAGGCTGACGCCTAAAATATAAGGTCTTTGGATCATGGCATATTGCTTCATACAATTTTAGTTGCGGGTCCAAATTATCTAAGGTTTTAAGTAATTGCAGTTCATTACTAAAGAAACTTACGCAGTCTTGCTGAATTCTTATTACACAGCGTTCTTTTCCAATAAGGGTACGCCACGTTATAAATGCAGCGATTTGGTCTATATTAACTTCGTCCCAATATTCTTGCCAATCGTCATCTATCACTCTTATGCCGTACTTAGTACGATTCGTTTCACGCAACTTTTCCATGCGCCCAATAAATGTAGATATATCGGGCGTATAATAGGTGTAGGACGCCCCTTTGATTTTGCAAACTGCCTTGTACGAAAATTTATTAAAGTATAGTTTGTTTCTTTTTTCAATTTTCAATTTTGATAATTCCATCTTCACCAATACTAGCACTAGTTTTTTGTGTCACATTAAATGTAATATTATCATCATTATCTAATATAGCCATAATATTTGCATTATTAATGCGTTCAAAAAGAATTTTCTTACTTAATGGTACTCGAATTAATTCATCAATTTTACGTGCTAGAGGACGTGCGCCCATCTTAGTATCGTATCCCTTTTCGGCAAGATATTCCACAACTGGTTCACTTAAGTTAAGTGTAATATTGTGTTTCTCAACTAATGCTTTCTTAACATCTTCAGTAAATTTAACAACAATCTTCTTAATGCTAAGTAGATCCAACTTTTTAAACTTACATACTTTATCAAGACGATTTCTAAACTCTGGTTTAAAGAAGTCCTTAAATGCTTTATCATCCTCTCCAGTCTTTTGCAGATCACCGAATCCAATATTGTTACGCTCACTATCAGCACTGCCAAGATTAGTTGTTAAAATAATTACACAGTTTTTACAACTTACTTCCTTGCCATTACTACCAGTAATACGACCTTCGTCAAGAATTTGCAAGAAGATATTAAAAATATCTGGATGTGCCTTCTCGACTTCATCAAAAAGCATAATAGCATGTGGGTTTTTACTTAGATCACTAATGAGTCGCCCACCCTGTACTTGACTATCACTAAAGCCAACATAACCAGGGGGAGGGCCAATCAAAGCACTCACAGTATACTTTTCGCTATATTCGCTCATGTCATATTTCAATAATGGCATGTCAAGGTTCTTGCTTAATAATTTTGCTAATTCAGTTTTACCTGTGCCAGTTGGACCCATAAACAAGAAACTTGCTATTGGCTTAGTTTCATTATTAATACCTGCAAATGAAACGTATATACGTTCCAATACATTGTTTACTGCTTCATCCTGTCCATATAATTTGTCTTTAATATTTGTATCTAAACTATTAATGCGTTCAAAGTTATCGTTATTAAGTTTGTCAGCAGGAACTCCTGTATATTTTTCAATCTCATCGAAAATCATACTTTTAGTAATTTCAATATTCTTGTTACCTTTTACCTTTTGTTTTGCACAGGCTGCATCAAGTAAATCAATACTCTTATCAGGGTTTTTACGATCAGGAATATATCTTGTAGCCCCATCGACTGCTGTATCAATCGCTTCTTGGCTTATAGACACTTCATGGAAGTCACCCAAACGCTGACTTAAGCCATTAAGTATACGAATAGTACTTTCTTTACTTGGCTCGTCTACAGTAATTTTAAAGAATCTACGCATTAAAGCACGATCTTTTTCAAAACTTTCATAGAAATCTTCCCAAGTTGTTGAAGCAATGACCTTAAGTTTGCCCTTTGTTATGGCAGGCTTAATCATGTTGCTAAAGTCAACACTTCCGTTTGAACTGCCACCAGCACTTTTCATGGTATGTGCTTCATCAATGAACAAGATAGCTTTCTTTTTGGTTGATAACGCATCGATTACATTCTTTACCTTTTCTTCAAAGTCGCCGCGATATCTTGATCCTGCAAGTAGTCCTGCTACTTCAAGACTATACAAATCATAACCCTGTAAGAATTCAGGTACTTCATCTAATACAATAGCCCGTGCAATACCCTCAGCAATAGCAGTTTTGCCAACTCCAGGATCGCCGACCATCAACACATTACTTTTAAAACGTTTTGCTAATACATGGATAATATTTTCTATTTCTTTGTGACGCCCAATAACAGGTTCAATTTTATCTTCTTTTGCAAGATTAGTAAGATTTGTAGTATATTCACTTAGTACTTCGTCTGCTTGACTTTCTGTTAATTGTGTTGAATATTCTCCGCCCTTATATGTTTTTTGCCAGTGTAGTAAAAATTCCTGTCTATTGATACCATACTTTAATAAAAAGTAATGCGCATGACTATTGTTTTCAGCAGCAATACTTAAATATAAGTCAAGTGTAGTAACCATGCGACGACCAGTGAACAATACTTGTGTAACACTACGATTCATCACACGTTCTAGACTATTGGTTTTACGTGGCTTACAATCTGGATCTCTACTTTTAATTGCGTGAAATCCTGAAATATAATTTTGCAGTTCACCAATAAACATATCCGTTTCGCAACCAAATCCACTCAAGCATTTCTTAAATGGCTTGTGTGTAACAAGTGCTAATAGAAGATGTTCCACTGTAACATATTCGTGATTAAAACTTTTTGCAATGGTAACTGCTTGTTCAATAATATTTTCAATTTCGGGTGAATTTTGCATATATGTATTTAATTTCCTTTATTACGTAATATACTATCAACAATATCTTGACTAATGTTATCAGGTATATATGGCTTTAGCAATATTAGTTGGTCACCATATTGCATAGTATTTGGTATTGGCATACCTTGATTAGTTAACTTAAGTTGCATAAACGGTTGAGTTTTTGCAGGTACATTTACATTTAATACTCTACCTGATATAGTCATAAAATCAAATTTGGTTCCCACAATCAAATCTAATACACTAATACTATGATTGCTATACAAATTATCTCCTTCACGGTCATACGACAGATGGGGCATAACAACGAATTCAACAAGTAATGTTGCATTAGTAAATATATTATCTAGTCTAACTTGTTGTCCACTTTGTATGCCTTTAGGAATTTCTACATTTACAATTTTTTGTCCCTGAGCAGTATTTAATTTTAACGTTTGGCTACTGCCGTTATATGCATCTAGCAATGAAATTTTAATCTGTGTTCGCATTAACTGTCTTTGGTTTCTTCGTTGACCAAATGCATTATTATTAAAGATTTGTCCGAATATGTCATTCATATCCATACCTGGACCCATGTTAAATTGAAATCCTCCAGGGCCCATATGAAATCCTTGTGGCTGAGGATTATCATATTGTTGACGTTTTTCACTATCGCTTAATGTATCGTAGGCTGTTTGAATTTCTTGGAACTTTGTAGTATTGCCGCCCTTGTCAGGATGATGCTGACTAGCGAGTTTACGATAGGCTTTTTTGATTTCATCAGGCGTAGCAGTTTTGCTTACGCCCAAAACAGCATAATGATCCATGCTCAAATTTTAACAGTTTTAACTCTTCTTAGCAAATTTTTCGGCGCCGGTAATACCCAAACCGCCAATTACTATCCACATCATTGCATTAAACAATTCTGGAGTAACTTTATAGACTGAGAATTGATCTATAAAATAACTAACCAATATTGCCAAAAAGGCTAAAAAACTAATTACTCTTTTAGAGGACAGCATTGAAGCATCACTGCTGTCTGCTAACATTCCTTTGAGATTTTGTAAAATTTTATCCATATTATAATCCTGCTGCTGATTTCATGTTATCTAGTTCTGCGTCTGGTACTGAAGGTTCCGCTTCAACATCAGGGCGTTCTAAATTAGCAATATCACGCATTTGGTTAAGTTCATCTTCTTTATCTTCTTTGCGCTTTGCTCTAGCATACTCTCTAGGGCTTAATTCAATAACTTGTTTTAATATTTCTTTATCTGCTTGATATGTATTATCATTTACTTTTATTTTGTAATCTTCTAAATCTAATGCAGTTAAAGTTTTTAGGTCACTTAATAACTCTACAATTCTTTCTGGCACACTAAGTCGGCGTTGTAATTCTACGAATACTAACCACTTTCCATTATCGAGTTCACCGTCACTAACTGCTGCGTCCTTTACAAAATCATAGCCTGTTTCGAACCAACTTACTAAATCTTCTCCGCATTTTTCAGATCCTACAATAAATGTAAGTGTTACTAAATCTTTATCTTTGCCCATTTTAGCAGAGTATTCGTCCACAGTTACAACTGGTTCTACCTCATTTTTCATGTCATGGTAGTCTAGTGCTTCATTTAAATGTCTCATAACGGTACTGCGCCCTGTAACGCTGATACATCAATAGCAGCGTTAACATCAGTGGCTTCGTCTGCTTTTGTAGTTTTGTCCATATCTTGTTTATAACTATCTTGTAATTCTTGTAAGTCAATCTTTTGATCAGCAAGTTCCATACTACCTTGTTTAATGTTGTCAAGTAGTGACATCGGTAATCTAACTTTAACTAGCCAAACTTTAGTTTTAATCATTTTTGGATAGTTAGTACCAGGAACGAAATCATCGTAATTTTTTACTTGTATTGGAATATCTGTTTTCTTGCAGGTAAAATAACATTTACCCCCAATTGATAAAATACGTTTTGCCCCGCGAGGATCTGGCATTAAATTATAGGGCCACATAAATGTGCAAGTAATACTATAACGATCAATTTCTGGACCGTCTACAATCTCGCCTAATATCCAATTTTTATATGCGTACAAATCTATGCTATCTAGTACACGTTCAAAGTCTAGCAAAACAGACATAGATCCGTCGCTAGTTAATATTCCTTTAAGGTTAGTAACTATGCTAACAAAGTCTACATCATTAAAGAATTCGTTTGCTGGTAAATTTTCAGACATATTGTATTTATCAAAAAGACAACTTAGCGGTTCATTGTTTTATAGACTGGTGTTGTATATTTATCACCTTTTTACAACACAAATAGCGTTAACACTTAAGGTTTATAAAGGCTTTAAATATTATTGTACTGTTATAAAAAGGAGGTACAAATTGGGCAAGAGAAAAACTGGTGAGTTACGTAAAGAACAACAGAAATACATCAATAAAAATTATGTAAAAACAATCAAAATTCAAGAAAATACAGTAAATCTTGTTACAGAAAATTATAAACGAAACAATAAAAAACCTATTGTACTGCTACCGCAGTCAGTCAATCAAGAAAAATACATCCTATCACTAATCGACAGAGACTTAGACATCGTAGTTGTATCCGGTCCAGCTGGCACCGGTAAGACGTACTTAGCGATGCTAGCCGCGATCAAGTCCCTAAGACAAGGCGACTGCGATAAGATCATATTGACTAGACCTGCGGTAGCGGTCGATGATGAAAAACATGGATTTTTACCCGGTGATTTGAACAGTAAAATGGAGCCCTGGGTAAGACCATTAATTGATGTTGTTCAGGAGTTTTATTCTATTAAGGAAATAAAATACATGCTAGAAGAACAGATAATTGAAATTGTTCCATTAGCATTCTGTCGTGGTCGTAATTTTAAAAATGCTTTTATCATATTAGATGAAGCACAAAATGCTACACCAAGTCAATTAAAAATGTTAATGACACGTATTGCAGAAGGTAGTAAAATAGTCATTACAGGAGATATTGATCAAACAGACAGACGAACAATAGATAATGGTATATATGACCTTATACAAAGACTAAATTTTAAACCTACAAATAGAATTGATGTTTGTAAGTTTGAAACAAAAGATATCAGAAGACATCCAATTATTGAAAGTGTGTTAGCACTTTATAATTAGAATTTTTTCTTTTTATCTTGTTGCGCCTTAAATGATATTGGAGCGTCACGCTCTAGTTGTGTGACGAGGCTAGGATATACCTTTCTATAATACTCGGCCAATTCATCAAAGGTCTTGTCAAGTTTTTGTCCTTCTATTACACACTTTTCAACTTTGCGTGTAGCAAAGTCCATAATTACGTGGCAGGTAGAACCATCACTCTTTTTTAAGGCTTTACGTACAACCAGTTGTTCATCAATTTGACCGCCTGGCTTACGAAAAAAGGTTAAACACAAATATCTCATATTAATACCTGTTTTATAGTTCTGATAATTCTGCTAGGGTAGCCGAAACTGCTATTTCAGAAATTGCAACTGATGGCAACACAGCCATGTTATTTTTAATAATTTGTATTGCCTTATCTTTCTTTTGATTTGTATCAGCCCATAAATCTAGGTTATTATACATCCAACGATAAATCTCTTCAACTCTAGTTGGATGCATATTTAGATGTTCAAGCAATTTCTTTCTTGCTTCATAGGCTTGCTTAGTTTTAAATAATTGAACTGCATTTACTAGAAACGCATCATCATCAGTATTAGAATTAATTAATGAATTAAGTTTACCATTAATGACACTTTGCTGTAATGTGTTTAGACACTTGCGTAAATCGGGATAACTTCCGCGCACATATGTGTCCAAAGTGTCTAAATCAAAATCGACATTTTCACTTACTAATACTGTAGCCGCTCTTGATGTGAACTCAACAATATCTGGATTATTAATGTGGAATTCCTGACAGCGACTTTTTAGCGCAGGAATAATACGATACTGATAATTGCATGTGAGTATATAGCGTACTGTCATGTGATATGCTTCCATATCATTTCTTAAAGCAGCTTGTGCATTAGGAGTAAGATAATCTGCCTCATCTAAAAGAACTACCTTTAACTTGCCAAACGGCATAGTCTGTACGAAACTGTTGATCTTTGTACGTAGGTTCTCAATACCATTTTCACGACTTGCGTTAATTTCTAGCACATCGTATGGGTCTATTTCAAGTGCTGATATAAGAACTTTTGCTAGTGTGGTTTTTCCAACACCAGGATCGCCGCTTAATAATAGATGTGGGATGCTTTCTTCAGCGATCCAGCGTTCAACAGTTTGGCGCTGAGTGTCATCAGCAAATACATATTCGCTAACAGTTTTAGGTCTGTATGCTTCGACCCAGAGTTTATTTTTCATACAACTAGATTATCTAAACTATAGTGTTTAGTCAAGTAATTAAATGCCCTTATCACTAAATGTAAGGTCGTTAACGGGTTCGTCGCTAACAAGCAATATGTCTTTTGGATCAACTTTGCGTATTACAACTTCGCCATTTTCATCTTCAATATTAATGCCACGTGTCCAACGACCATGACTGACCATAATATATTGTCCAACTTCTAATCCTTTTACTTCAGGGCCTAGTGCGTATATCTTACCCCAGCGTGGGCGTATACCATTACTTTTCATATCGTCATTAATAATCACGATACCACCATCACTTAAACGTTCATCAAACTTCATATCAGATACGATAATGGTATCCTTAAGTGGACGTATTTTACCAGTTTTTGTTAATCCATATGCCATATTACTTTTTTATCCCCTTGGCTTTAATTTTTTCTACTTCAATATCATGTTGTAGATCACTAATTAAATCTTTTTCCTCTTCAGTAAGAGTATATTCAGATTCTGGTGCCTGTGTTGGCTTCTGAACAGCGCGTTTTGCTTGTGCAGAGCGTGTACCAACAGTAGCAGCATACCCTGAAGCAACTTTTTCAGTGACGGGTACGATTACCTTACCTTCACTATCAATAGTGTCTCCACGTGCATTAACTTTCATGTTGCCAACAGCGCGAGCCTTTTCATTTTTAGCTGCTAATGCTGTCATGTCTAATGTTCTACCTTGTGCTGTTCGATATTTACCTGTCATAAAAAACTCCTATTTTAGAAACTCCTCAATAGGGAGATCATAATATAGACTATTTATTTTGTGAATACCTATCAAAAATAATACAAAACTTGCTACACTACTACCTCTACCCACACCCCAAACTATATTATTTTCTCGCATAGTATCGACCAAATATTTAAGATATTGCAATAACGAAAACATATTACGCTCTTGAAATAATAGTAACTCATGTCCTGCACGGTGTAATTCGCTATCGGATTTACACTGTTCTAATACCCATTTAGCGATATCCATATTTTTATATTCGTCCGGCATAAGCCAATTTGATTGTTTTTGCTCATCAAATTTATCTATAGAAATATCCGGGTCATTGTATTTTTGTAGATTTGGAAAATTATCTAAATTTAAAGTATTTGTAATTTCAGTGGCGGTCAAAACATTACGTAACTTAAGTTCAGGATTTTCCAGATAAAGGTCGCAGAGTTCGCCTTCACTATAAATGAATTGTCCATACTTATCTATTAGCATCTATTAATTATAACAGATATATTACTATTGTCAATTTTTCCAAATAAGGCCTGTCTTATTCCAATCTTCAATATCATTAAACTGTACAATCTTTTTATTTTTGGTTTTACGTAATTTGGACTGATAATTTAAGTTGGGATCATTATACCAGTCATCTTCATTAAACTCTTCTGCTTCTTCAACTACATTATGAAAACGTATATCTGCACTAAGTTTACTACTAAGTTTGATTTCATCAATGTTGACTCGTCCTTCTGTTATAGCATTAAATTTGCGTAATAATATTAAACTAATAATTTGATCATAGGGATCTGTGGGCAGTGTTAGGATATTCATACCTGTTTTTTCGTATAATGCTATTTGCTTTTTGTCATTTTTATTAATAAAAATACTATGCTCAACATAATTCTGTATAAAATAAAATATTCTTTCAACTGCTGTAAGTTGCTCTTCCTCTTTTTCGGTTAGTATATCTATATAAAGCGTCATATGATATAGATTCATCATATGTGCCTTTTCAAAATAAACTGCACTTAAAAAAGTAAAATCTTTTTCAATTCTAGCATTCATTTTTTGTCAACTTTAATTTGCATGTTGACCTTTTGCTTATCAATTAAGTCATTCATTTTTTTATTATATGCAGTACGATAACTATCTATAGCCATATTAATTTGATTAATCATTGGCCTATTACCCATACGATATGCAAAATTTAGTTTATTTGTCAATTCACTTAATTTTGTTTGCAAATCTTCTAATGATTTATCATTCAAATCTTGAATAAACGGATGTTCCATAAATTAGAACGGCTGTAGCGGTACTCTCGTAAAAATATCTTTGCCTTCATAGATTGTATAATCTATATCAACGTTGCCCGAACTTACAGTTGTTAATGTATTTACCTCTGCGCCCGCTATACCATTAAATCTATTTTGGCTTATTGTTATATTAGAACCAGTAACTGATCTAACATAGTATGCTTCATTAATAGTTACATTGCCAGTATTTCCTGTACTCTCTCCGGTAAAAACGATTGGCATATTTGCAACTAAATTTGCTGTAGATCCACTTACGGTTATAATGTTTGGAGCAGTTATACTTGTAATACTACGGTCAAATACATTTGCTGAAAAATCATCTTTAGCAACATATAGATAAGTTACTGGGTTTACTTTCATGTTACCACTGCTGCCTGCTAAATCTACATTACCAGAAATATTAGCATTTGCTGATACTGTAAAGTGCGTAGTGTTAGCAATATTACCTACATAGTAAGTTGTACCAACCGTTACATTGGCTTCAAAGCTTGTGCCAGTAAACACTACAGGCATACCACTGTATAATGTAATAGTATTTGCAGTTACAAAGAAGTCTGAGGCTGTGCTTGATGTTGCATAAAGTTGTGTGACTTCTGGACTTACACAGACTGTACCTTCCATATCACCATACTGACCAGTGCTTGGTGGTGTACGTTGTACAATTTGTGTGCTTTGATATGGTCTGTTTACTGGAGTGATGTAAATCGAGTTGCCGCAATCAGTTGAATAACAATCTAATACTAATTCAGTACAATTATGTGGAAATGTTAATGTTGCTAAATTACCAACATTAGCATAGTTGTTTAATAATGTAGTACCATAGTCATCGTTTGAAAAAATAACTTCGCTGGGAAACTGTAGATTATAGTTTGCTGCGGTGTTACTAGTACTAATCATTAATGTAACTTTGCTTAGTGTACCAGTTGGTGCCCAATTACCAAATGATAGTAATACGTTTCCACCTAATGTGCCGTAATGTACATCAGCAATACCCAAATCAACAAGTATGCCGCCTGTAATAGATCCGCCAAGATTATACATAGTGCTGCGAAAGCCTAGTACGCTAGCATTAGCAATCAATACGTTAGCCATGTTGTTATCAATAGCAGCACTGCCTATAGCATTTTTAACTACAACACTTGTTTCTAAATCTGTAATCTCCGCAGATGCTATGTCTAGATTTTGTTTGATATTAGTGAAATTATTACGAAATCCTTGGCTATTATTATTAATGCCAGGTATTGGATAATTTACATCTAGACCATTTGTGTTAATTGTACTCATAGTGTGTATTTAGTATTTTATAATCCTGGGCTTTTTTATGCTTTTGGATATGCTGTTTTATTAGGCAATATTGTCTTTCTAGGAAACAACACTTGAAAATCTTGACTATCAATAGGATTGGGTTGTGGAACAGCACTTGGGAGGTTTATAAATGCTCCAGGGTTAAATGTTGTATCATAGTCATATGTAAGTGATTTATTCACTGTGAATCTATCTAATTGGAAATCAATGAGATTAAGCGATATTTTATTACCTATCTCATCTCGCCAGTTATTATTAATATTATATGCTATTTGTTCAGCATAACTTTTAAAATTATTTCTTATCCAACCGTTTTCAGTTTTTTGTTCTTCAAATTGTTTATAAGTTAACGAATCGTTATTAACTATTATTTTTGCTTCGCAATATGCTATGACCCATGCTTTTGTAAACCCTAATGTGCTGCCATTTAATTGTTGACTTGACATCCATAGTGGTAGAAGAGCAGCACTACTGTCAACGCCTAGTACATCTTCAACTTGCTTACGCATATTTTCTAAACTATTTGGATATAATAATCTAGCATAGCCTGGGGATAAGCTTGTATAGAAAGTTGGCTGTCCTTGATTAGTTTTAAATTTTATATCATCTTGTGTTGATAACCAAAATATTTTATCTTGTGCAAGTATATTGAGTTGAAATGGATAAATGTAACTAGTATAGATATCTGTAATACTAGTGTACCATGGTCCTAAATTTAAATCTATCCAAAAGGGCCAATTAATTTCTTTACTTACGCTAATTCCTTGGGGGTTCACTAAGTTGTCTACAATTTCGCTATAAACAACTTCGTAAATAATTTCATTCTTTTCATTTCTTGCGATAGCAGTTTTAAGTGGACCTAAGGTAATATTTCTAAAATAATGCTGTATATTCACGCTGGCTATATATTCTGGCAAACTACTAGCTTTAATACCATAGGCATGTACATATGTAACATTTTTTGCTTTTCCAAAATTACTATCATTAATACGATATAAATAATTGTTTGGTATTAGAGTTGTATTATCTAATAAACTGTAAATAAGTTCTCTATCAGCAATACTTGGCGTGCATTTCATATATAATGATTCGGTCGGCTCAATAAATTTTTGAACCACATTTATTGTAAAGGTTTTTTCTTTTTGTATGTTTAATTTAAAATCTTCGCTATATGCATTTACAGTAAATGTATATGGAATAGATATATCTTTTGATTTATAATCATCTGTAGTTTCATATGCTACGTTTCCAACTATATCCCCATTAGATAATAAAGATAAATTTTTAGGGAGTGTGTTTGCATCAGTAGTCAATTCATATAGTAATGGTACACTACTGTTTTCAGCCTGTACACGAAATACACTTGTAGTGCCATTAAATATATTACCAAGATTATTTGGAGTGATCCATGTTATGGTATTACTAATATCATTAGTTACTAATATGCTAAAGTTATAGGCAGGACTAATAATACTTGGATTATTTGCTTTTCTTACTCTAACAGAAAAATTATATTTGTAAATAGTAGTAATAGGTACGTTTATATTGCCACGTATCCAACCTGTGCTACTATCTCCAATTAATTGTGTATCTAGTTCGGTATTATCATCTGTTGGAAAACTAAACAAATATTCTATGGTATCACTATCAAAATCATACCCTAGTATTTTAAATGTAAAATAATTATTAGCAAAATACTTTCCAATTGGTGCATTAGTAGTTAAGGGAAATGTATCGCCAGTTATAATACTGCCTTCTGGTAAGACATAGAATCCATAATTTGAAACATCTTGGTCTATATTATATGTTTTTGGTCTTGTATTATAGATAATGGGAGTTCTAATATTTCCTACGCCCGTAACTAAATTTTGATTTAATACCTGTATACTAAAACTTCTTAAAATATTTCCTAATTCGCTATCTATTCTTAGAGTAAAATTAAATATTTTATTTATTGGAGTAACTTGTGTATTGTCAGGCAATGTTGCATCCATAATGCCTGTGTCGCTTGAAATTATAAATTCTGGCCCACCCAGTGCTGTACTAATAGTAAATTCTGAGTTGCTAACAATTTTTTTAATAAAATATGTAGTACCAGTAATATTTAAAGGATCAAATGTAGCAACACCACCAAACACTACTCCAGAAAATCTTATTGGTCTACCTATCTTAAATCCTATAGTAGATAATGCTGTCAGTGTATTTTTTCCATATGTAGTTTTTGTAATAGCAGTATTAATTTGTTCGTAAATCTCTGTTATTACTGGTGCTTCGGCATAGCCGCGTATTAGCCCTGCCTCGTTTATTTCTAATCCTGGTGGTAATGATCCGCTTGCTATCGCTATACTAGCGGCATACAAATTTTCTGCTGGATTAACAAATTCTATTTGATTTGTATACCAAGTGCTATCAAGTGTTGCTTGTAATGCCCCGGCAGGAGTTTCAAAATAAGGAACTAAACTTCCAGAAATAGTCATGCTAAATGTTCTATCACTAATAAAAGAGTTATTGTCTGTGCAACGAATTACAAAAATATAAGTTTCACTTTCAACATCTTCTGACGGCGTCCCTTGTAATATTGCACTATTATTTTGTTTGTCATTTACTAAACTTAAACCTAAAGGCAGTTTGCCTGAAATTATTTTGTATGTAAGTCTAGCAGTGGGATATGTTAGAAATGCAGTACCAGTTCCTGTTGCTGCTCCGGTAGCAATAAACTTTGTACCTATATTATTATTTGGGGCTCCTACAGTGGTAAAGTTTGTTTCTGTTAGAGGATTAACGCCAGCATTGGTACTTAATATTTCATAAGTATCTCCTGCTGTTAAATTAGTAGCTGATACAGCAGGACTACGGGCTTTAATTAGAATTCCAGGTATATTAATATCATTTGGAAAAGTTCCTAAATTCCATGTAACATTATTATAGATGCTTGTATCAGTTACTTGTCTGCCATTTAATTCATAAAAACTAGGTGTTATCCAAACAGGGTTAGGATTTTTAATAGTAATGAAAAAATCTCTTAATGATGTATTTCCTAAATCGTCATATGCTTGTATTGTAAAACCATATACAGTATCAGCGTTTACAAATTGTGCTGTGCCACTAATTACTCCTAGCACTGACAATACTAAACCAGGAGGTAAATTTTCTGAGTATATTTTATAGAAAATGGTAGTTGCAGGATAAACAGGAGTAGCAGACAAAGTAATAGGTATTATTAATTTTTGACTTACTATAGTACCTAAATTTCCTGCAGGTGTTACCCAAATTGGATCTGACATTTTATATTACCAACTTGTTGTACCTGAGAACTTAGCCCAGGTATTTGCGTCTACACAAATATATAAGTTTCCACCGATATCATATGCAGCCTCTCCAGCAGTTCCTGGATCAGTATTTGCTGTTGGCGCTGTTGCCCATATTATGCCAGCAGCACCGGTGGCTCCGACGTTACCTTCAGGCCCAGTTGCTCCCGCACTTCCAGTGGCTCCTGCTGCCCCTGTAGCACCTGCAGCACCTGCTGCACCAGTTGCTCCCGCACTTCCAGTGGCTCCTGCTGCCCCTGTCGCCCCTGCTGGACCAGTAGCACCTGTAACATTAGCAAGAATTGATACACCGTTAGCGTAATTATAAACGTTTGCAAAAACACGATTTGCTGTAACATTACCATTAGCATAATTTAAATTAGTAATAATATTGCCATTGGCATCAACAACATCGATAGGTGGAATGCCTACTGTGATACCGCCTAGTGAATTAAATGGTTCAGCTGCCATATGAATTATCCTTTATAAGAATATTTATCACAAAAAAGAAAGGGCGCACTAGGCGCCCAATCTTTTGAACAACACTTCCAACTATTATTGGAATGTTAGGTTCTGTACAGCGATCTCGCCTACATAGTCAGCTGCGTTACCGAAGCTGCTTGCAGTGTTAGTCAACTCTACATAACCATAACGTGTCATAAATGACACGACTGGTTCGAAAGTTGATGGATCAAGTACAACACCGCTTGACATCAATGGGATGTATGGGCAGTAGAATGCTGCTGCGTCAGTCTCACTTGAGCCCTTATAACCAACCAATACTGGTTGAGAATCGTTAGCATATGAGTTGACGAATACACGCATTGCACCGTTCAATGTACCAACAAACTTAGTGTTAGTTGGTGCTTCGAAAGTGCCTTCAGTTGTACGTGCGAATGCTGAAGTTGTTGCTGACTGTAGAACAGTCAAAGCTGCTGAAGATACAACTGCAAAGTTACCTGCACCGCGACGAGTGCGCTGTGCAATCAAGTTTGCAACGCGGTTGATTAGAACTGCTAGTGCAGCGTGTTCGTCACCAACATAAGTTGCTGTGCCTGATACTGTTGCTTGGTTGTATGTAAATTCTGTTGCTGCTAGAGTGCTTAGTGACAACAAAATTTCTTGGTCGATTTCAGCAGTGATTTCCTGTGCTAGAGCAGCCATAATTTCTGCTTCTACGTCGATACCATGCTGTGACTGTGCATCTTGAGCGGCTTCGAATGTCCAGCGAGCTTGTAGCTTGCGTGACTTTGCTTCAACAGCCTGTCTTAAGATTTGTACAGAAATTAACTTACCGCCGTTACCTTCTAATGCTGCTGTATCATTGCCTGTGTAGCTTGATGATGAAGCAGTATTTTGTGGTGTACGTGAATATGCCTGAGCAATTTTGAATGGGCTCAATGCTTCTTCACCAGCAGTTACGCTTGTTGCGGCTGCTGAAGTGTCAGTTAATGACTGTGCGTAACGAACACGTAATGTATGAATCTGACCCACTGGACCAGTCATTGGCTGAACGCCTACTAATTCGTTAGCGATAACAGTTGGCATAACACGACGAATTACTGGAAGAATAACGCGATTTAGTGTTGCGATATTACCAGCAGTTGTAGTGCCTGCAGAAGATTCTGCTAGCAACTGCTTGCGAGTGTTTTCTAGAATAACACCCATTGTTGAACGACGAGTTCCCTTTAGACCTTCTAACAGGGCATCTTTAGTCTCGTCCCAACGGCTTTCTAAGAGTACTTTAGACATTATATTATCTCCTAATTGTCTTTATATTAAAGCCCTGCCAGACGCTTGAAATCAATCAAGTTACTTTCGGCAACTGGATCTTCTTCAACTTTCTTATTGGCAGTTTGTTTATCACCTGTAACTTCTTTTACAACACTTTCAGTTATAGTAGTTTTAGCGCCTACTTTTTCACTTCCAGTGTTAAGTACTGATGGTAAATATTTGTCGAAAGCGACCTTCAATTTTGGTGTTTGGACGCCTTCAAGTAAAGTTTTCATTACTGAAGCCTTCTCATCGTTTAATGGCGATAGCAATTCTGCCATAGCCTTTTCGCGCTGAGTTGATTCTTTAATAATGCGAACTTCACGATCCTTTGATTCTACTAGCTTTTGGGCTTCATCAACCTTTGCTGTAGCTTGTGCTAGTTCTTGTTCCTTAGCAGCAAGTTCTGCCTTTATCTTGCGAGTTTCAGCCTTATCATTTAGATAAGTTACACTGTATTCGCTAGCATAGGCTTCGAACAACTTGCGACCAAAGTTATTTTCTCTAGCAACTTTGATATCTTCTTTAAGCTGTGATAGTTCAGTCTTAAGATGTTTAGCAACAGCAGTGCCAACTTTTGATGCACTTTCAGCAATAAATTTTGCTTTGAGTGCTTCTAATTGTTCGCGACCTTCTGCTACTAACTTAACACGTGCTTCAACAACTGCTTGTTTGTCTGTGCTAAATTCCTTGATTTCACGCGCTAAGGCATGAACAATGAACTTTTCAAGTTTTTGTTGATTTTCCGTTTGAACTTTACGATCATTACGTAGTTCACGAATTTCTTCAGCAAGTTTAGTGACCATAAAGTCATTAAACTTTTCTGCGTGTTCTTGCATCTTTAGTTGACCCTTGACTCGATCTTCACTTATAATCTTCTTTTCTTCGTGGAACTCACGAATTTCTTCTGATAGACTTTCAGTTACCATCTTGTCTAGAGCCTCAACCATCACGCTTCTGTCATGCTCATACTTTTGTGCATACTCCTCACGTAGTTCTGCACGTACTTGTTCTTTGGCTTCAACTAACTTTGCTTCCCAAGCCTCATTTAAAGTCTTGGAAACGTCTTCATTAATGAGACCACTGTCAAGTAATGGTTTGATAGCATCTAACATGCTGCGTTCCCCTATTATGTAATTTTCAACTCTTTGATGAGGCGTTTAACTTCCTCAGCCAAATAGTTTTGTACCTTCTTGTCGCCCCTTGTTTCCCTAGCGATTTCTAAAACTTTATGACCATACTTCATATTATGAAGGCTTTCATAAATTGCTTTAGGATATGCGTTAGGTGCGCTTGGCTGTGCGACAATATCAACAGTGATTATTTCAAAATCACTTACCTTACCGTTCAAGTCACTTACATTACCTGATCCGCGACTTGAAACGCCTAGTTTAACACCACTCTCCAACATAGTCTTTACAAGTTGACCCATTGGAGTTGGTAAAATCTTTAGTTTGCCGTAGCCGTTTGGCCCATCCATCCACATGCTTGTAATCATGTGACTTACACGATCTAAATTAATTTTTAGATCATCTGGGTGATCGACTTCGCCTAATACTGAGTAACCTTCTGTAATCTGCTTGTTTAACGTTTCAACGGCAGTCTCAATTTCAGCAACGGGATAAACACGCTCATTTGCGTTCTTTACCCCGCCCTGAATAAAGATGCCCTTCATATAGAGGGTCTTTAGGTCGCTGCCCTGTTCACTAACAGATTCAACGACCATGTTTGCTCTATCAAACGTTAAGTGTTCCTTGAGATACAAAGCCATGTTTACAAGTTACCCTTAATTAGCCTTTGGCCACTGGGCTCTTGCCACCAGCTGAGCCATCTTTCGTGACTGGCTTAGGTGCTGACTCACCCTTTTCTTTGAAATTGTCCTGGCCTGGGACATTCTTAAACTTACCTGCGCCTGGAAGACTGCCTTCTTTCTTGCTGTATTCATTTGATGGAGCCTTTGGACCAGTTGGGACCACTTCTGCATCGCCTGAGAACTTGACTGGTTTCACACCTGCTGCTTCAACCTTAGGTTTAGTTAATGCTGGGCTCTTAGTGTTTGCACCATTGTCCCCGTGAGTTACACTTACTTTCTTGAGTGTTACTGCTTCTTCTAGATGTTCCTCTGATTCTTCCATTGCTTCATCTTCTTCATCTTCATCTTCCATCATTTCTTCAGACATATCTGCTTCTTCTTCCATTTCTTCGCCTGCACCACTAAGTTCTTTTTCGAACTTAGCAATTAGTTCGTCAATTTCGTTTTCAGCGTCAACGATACGATCTTCTAGGTCATCTACTTTATCTTCGATGTCCATATCTTCATCGCCGTCTTTTTCCATGTCTTTTGTTAGTTCGTCGCCGGCTTCTTCTGCATCGTGATCTAGTTCTTCTACATCTGAATCATCTTCTGCCATAGTTTCATCGGCTTCGATTTCATCCATCATGGATCCAACCATGTCACCTTCTGACATGTCTTTTTCTTCTTCTGCCATGATATTTTCATAAATTTCGCGTGACTTTTCTACTACGATTTCGTGGAATAACTCGCGAGCTTTTTCTTCATTCTCATTGATAATTAGGTCAATGAGTTCTTCATACTTTTTGTTTTCCATTTGAAATTCTCCTTGTAAGAAATGGCTTTGTAGATTTATTTATTGAGTATCAATAAAAAGTGTTCAATAAGTGCGATTTTTTTGCGTTTTTAAGGATTTTAGAGAAAATTATGGAGTTGGGGCCTGAGGCGATGCTCCATACTGTTTACGTATTTGCTCTAAACTTAGTTTTTTTTCATAGTTACGTACATCCAACATTTTACGTAAATGTCGTAATTGTTTAAGAGTAAGTTTGGATTTACGTGTAGTTTCCCACTTTGGTTTACTGTTATCATTCTTTACGTCCTGATACCCAGTAAGAGGGGGATCAAACATTTCAAATAGTTTCATAAAATTATTTATCTTAAGTTACAGGACTAGCGGGAGTTGCTGGCGCTTCTGGGGCTGCTGGGGCGCCCCCTGCTGGTGCTGTCGAGACTGGCCCAGCAATATTTTCTGGGCCCAATGCTGCATTGGCTTCTGGAGCTGCTTGTAATTCATCTGCTGAGTCCTGATCACTGGAAATGTCACTAATAGATAATCCAACGCTACGCAAATCTTTACCAACAGGTTTATCTAATTTTTCATCAGTATTTTCTTGACGCCATAATTTATCATTCTTGGCCATTTCTTCCTCAGTTAAGCCTAAAAATCTTTCTAGTGCAAAACGTTTGCTAACATAGGGAAATTGTTGTATCGTATTGAAATTATTAGCGCGAACTGTATCCAGTTCGCCCTGACGATAACTAGCAAAATTTTGTGGAGGATTAAATTGTAATTTAAATAATCCTGCGTCAATACTAAATCCTCTCCAACGTAAGAATAATTTAAATTCTTCGTCGAATCTAGTTGCCATATAACTTTGCAAACGTTCACAATATTGATTAAAACGAAATTCTTGAATTAGTGCAGTACCAACTTTACCATCAGTCATAATACGCTCACTGTCATCTGGACCAGTTGGCAAGTATGAACTTGGTACACGCAGACCACGTGCTAATCTATTATTGAAATAACGTAGATCGTCAATCTCACCTAAATTTTGTCCGCCCTGCATAACTTCTACACTTGATCCGCGACCATCTGCGGTGACTGGAAAGAAGTAATCCTCATTCATTGAAAGTGGGTTATATGTAGCATCTACAATTGATTGTCCGCCATACACGCTGGGAATTCTACGCTGGTGTATTTCGTTTTTAATGCGCTCTACAAATGCCATAGCCATATGACTTGGCATGTTACCTACGTCAATCTTAAATAATCTGCGTTCTGGAGCACGTTGGACACGATAGATTAATACTGCATCTTCAAGTAATTCTTTTTGTTTGTAAACTTTAAATATATTTTCTAATATACTTTGACCGAATGGCCAAAATCTATCAAGTCCTTCAGTAAGACTAAAATGCACTACATGTTTTGAATCAATAGCACTTTCGCTTTGACCCAATGTAAAACGACTGCCTGTGGTATTATATGGCATTGCAGGTACAGTGTAAGGTGTATTAGTTCCGCCACCTGTTCCGCCTAATCCTGTTGCAGGATTAGCAGCAAAATCTGTATTTGTTTTTTGTGCTACGCTTAAATTTTGTAGATTAATATTTAAATCTTTTAATACATATTGCTCGGGCAGTTTGCCTTCGCTTTCATTCACAATAACTTTGATAACTTTTACCATATCCACCCAAAACAATTTAAATGTTTCTGGGTCTCGCACAAAAACTTGATCGCCATACTTAATTGTATTACGAAATATTTTAAATATTCTATGGTTAAGTTCGTTTAAATTAGTCCATTGCTGTAGTTGAGTTTTTAATATTTCAACTTCGTGTGGCGTAGGATCATCTAAGAATTTAAATGCAAATGGTGTTCCATTTTGTTCATTTGTTTGTGTGCTGAATTCTGATATAATGTCTAAACAAGCATTTATTTCAGCGTCAACATCCATCATTTCATATTGATTGTAACGTTCAATACGATTAGGATGTCCAGTGTAGACTTCAGGAAGTCTACTCATGTAGTTACGGAAACTCCAATCTAAATTGCTATTTTGCGTAGTATTATTAACGCTATTGTTCCAGGCACCAGTGTTACTATTAAGACCGCTAATGGGACTACTAATACCCGATTTATTTAAAAAACGTTTGGTTAATGGCATTGATATATCTCAAAGACTATTTATATTATGACCTTGATGCACGTAGTATTTTTTCTTGTGTACTTTGTTGATTTTGTAGTATATCGATTACCCTTTCCAATCTTAAAATATACTCTCCGGTAGATTTAACTGTTTGATCGGAAACATGTCTCATCGCTGTTTCTACTTTTTCTGCTATTTGTTGGTTAATACTTTCAGCATTTGTTAAATTACTTTCCTTTGTTTCTTCCATTTTACTTATTTTATCTAAAATAGTATTTGAAATAGATATTTGTTTAATTGAATCATTTTTGGTAATTCCTAATGATCCTTCATAAGATGGATTACCCATGGACATTTGACCTAATTGAGCAAGTACACTATTTTTTGCTAATGGCACAACAGCTTCAAGACCGTGCATTTCTACATCATATCCAGACTTAGGTCCTTGTACAATACCGCCTTCTGCCAACTGTGCGTGTATATGTCCACCTGTTGATTTTTCAGTTCTATTATTGTATTCATCTATTGCGTGGCTAAAGCCCATTGACTTTAGTTGTGCAACAATGTCTCTACCTTCTTTTACACTTGGCGTGCTAGTTAGTGTAAAATCTACTGCTCTGCCTTTTGTATGTTGACTATTAGGACTGTTCTGTTGATGATATTGATCATTGAATGATGAAAAATATTTAAAGTCAGGAATAGTATTTTGTATTTGTTGTGATAAATCTATTAACCTACTATCTACTCTTGCCCCGGGAGCCTGAACATCTCCTTGTTTTAGTTTAAGTCCTTCTGCTATAAGATCGCCGCGATCTACTCCACTTGATGTGCTTGCTCCTGCTCCACCACTTAGTGGAGTTTTGCCGCTTACTAGGTCTGCTAGTATCTGAAGTCTTTCGTCAGTTACCTTACTAAATGCTGCGGCATGTTCTCTAGTGATTTGAAGTTTTCTTCTTTGTTCTTCTAAATCATCTCTACTTTTAACATATTCTTTTTCTAATGCATTTAAAGCTTGAGTGCGGGCACTTACGGATTTTTTTGTTGATGAAATTTTATTTTCTAATTCTGCTAATGATTCCTTAGCAGCCTTATCTTCAATATACTTTTCTTTAGCCATTATTGGGCCAAATTCACTAAACCCAACTACTACATCGCGCTCCCTTGTAAATCTATCGCGCATTTCTTTGGCTTCTTTTTCAAGTCTTTTTAATTCTGCTTCGTCATTTTTATTCCATGCATCCCATAATTTTTGACGTTTTGAGACATAGTCTTTTGCCATTTCAACTTGGCGTTCATCAAATCCTGCTTCTATTTGTTCTACTGTTTTTGATGGCCCAGTAGTTTCTTCTCCAGGTCGCGCTTCGGCACCCGGTACGGCACCAGACTGTGTGGTAACTGTGGTATTTTGTCTAGTTGCTTCTGTATTTGCTTCAATTGCTAATTTTAAGAAATCTTCATTGCGTGTTCTTTGGTCTGTTAATGTTTGTGATGCAATCGTTGCTGCTTCTGTTGCTTCTTTTGCTTTTTCTGTGATTTCATTGCTATCACTAAAGAATGATTTAATACCATCATAGTTTTCAATAACGCCCATTAACCCGCCGGCTACTGCTCCTAATCCTGTACCTATAGGACCAAAGACAGAACCCATCAGAGCAAATTGTGCCGCCGAACCTATTATTCCACCTGCCGCACTTAATCCTTGCGCGCCCTTTGCATCAACAACGTTTAGGCTTTGTAACATTCCTGCGCCTTGTTGTAGGGCATAACCACCTACCATAGCAGCAGCGCCGTGACCTCCTACCGTAGCCATATGGCCCATACGATCTCTAACACCTGCGCCGCTAGTAGGAATAATTCCAGTAGTATTTTCGTCGCCTAATACTAATCTTCCGAATCTACCTCGTTGTGGTCCACCTGCTTGAGGTCCAGTAGGAGCAACTATGCCTCCTGTGCCCGGTAATGGCATACCTGTGCCAACGCCGCCTGCCCCTAAAATTCTACCACGAGCCTGTGCCTCTGACATGCCTTGGGCTCGCATTTTTCTATATTGTTTTTGCTGAGCCTTAGTCATGCCTGTAGAACCTATAGGCATCATAGCGCCGCCACCTACACAGTTACATATTTCTTGTAGGTTAATAACTCTTACCAACATAGCATTTGCTGGTGTTTGACCTAACTGACCTTGACCTGGACCAGTTAAACGACCAAATCTATCTTTGGTATTACTAAATGGGTTTCTACGTGCTTGCGCACTAGTCATAATACCCATAGCATATGTTGCAGCAAAGGCTGCTGCTGCTAGAACCTTAAAGGAGTCAATAGCATCTTCCATACCAACGGCTAATGGGTTAAAGCGGTCTATTACACGATCTAGGCCTTGCTGGAACTTTCTTTCCATTGCTTCCATGTTAGCAACGCCTTCCATTAAGGCGTCCCTAGTAGCCTGCTGTGCATCTACACCTTTTTTACCTGCCTCTAATGCTGCTTGCGCATTTTTTCTTTGACCAGTGACACCTTGCTCTGATGCCATAGTCATTCGTTCAGTGCTTACTCCTATAGTTTTTGCTAATTCAATACCGGCTGGACCTAATTCAGCAATGCCGGTACCAAAACGTTGCATAGTCTTGTCAATTGAAGCAGTGTTTTCATTCATTATATTTGCAGTTACAACAGTGCCTTCTACGCCTGCTTCTAAATCTCTACCTGCTTTTAATACATCTAGACCGCTTACTTGCAATCGCGCAGTGTATTCAGTCATTACCTTACCGCCGCTGGCAAATGATTGTAGATAGGCTATCTGCGCTTCTTTATCAAATCTTGAAATGCCTTTTATAGCAGTTTGTATATTTTCAACTTGTTGACGTATTCTTTTTTCAGTATCAAAGTCTCCGGCTCTATTTGCGTCTGATGCTTGTTTTTCAAGCATCATAATTTTCATTTTAATATTTTCATTTGCTGCTGCTAAGTCAAGTGCTGCTTGCTGTTGTTTAATATCGGCTCCAGTTAAATCAGCCAATATAACTAAATTCTTCATGTAGGCTTCAGATGATTTTCTTAGATCAGCAACAGGGCGATTTAAGTTTATACCTAATGCGTTGGCTTGTTGTAAATATTTGCCGGTGTATTCAAAAACTTCTTCAAATGTAAATCCTAATTTTCTAAATCCAGTCATGTTTTTGGTGACGATATCACCAAATTTCTGCATACCAGTACCTACACTATCACCGACATTTATAAATGCAGCGCCCGCAGTCTTAGCAGCCTTACCAACAGCCTGCATTTGGAATGTACTACCACCTGCGGCTTCTGTCACACCTCTTAATGCTTGTGCTGTAAAATGTGCTTGTGCACCTATATCAGCAATCTCATCAAATCCTCTACTAATTCTATCAGTCTGAGCAAAGACTTGTTCGATCATAATTGCTGAGGCTTTAGCAGCAGCACCTATACTTTTTCCAAAGACACCCATATCAGAGGTTAGTTGTCCTACAGTATCAGCCAAGCCTTGGAATAAATTGCCGTATTTGCTGAAACCTTTTTCTGCTGAACTAATGGCGCTAACAAAACTCATGGTTGCCTTGCCGGCACCCTCGAATGCAACATTCATAGCCTTGCCAAACTTTGAAGTATCGGCTGTTAGTTTAGATTGGATCTTCGACTGTTCAATAATATAAGCTCTAACGCTTTCTGGGTCGTTTACGTCATATTTTTCTGCCATTTATATGCTCACTAAATACATTACTATTTAGTGCCAAAATTACACTATTATTGAGGTTAATCCATTTATGAATACTAATCCTTTAAAACAGTATTTTCGTCGCCCTAGCGTTTATTTAAAACTTCCTAGCGGGGGTCAAGGATATCCAGAAGGTTCTATCACACTTAGTGATTCAGGTGAACTTCCTGTCTATCCAATGACCGCTATAGATGAAATTACTAGTAAAACTCCAGACGCACTGTTTAATGGTACTGCTGTTGTTGAAATTATTAAAAGTTGTGTACCAGATATTAAAGATCCATGGGTAATAAAGAATATTGATATTGATAGTATCTTAATTTCTATACGTGCTGCTTCAGGAGCAGGAAGTATAGATGTGAACACTAAATGCCCAAAGTGTTCAAATGAAGCCATGTATGGTGTTAATTTAGTGAGCGCACTTAATACTATGAAAAGTGGCGATTATAATAAAGAACTATCAATAAATGATTTAAAAATTAAGTTTAAACCGTTAGATTATCGTGAATTAAATCGATCTAGTTTAGAACAAATGGAGATACAAAAACTTTTTACATCAATTGAAGGCACTGAAGATATAGCACAAAAGAATAAGTTAACAGAACAAGCATTACGTGGCCTTACTGATTTAACTATGGAACTAGTTTCTAAAGCAATAGATTATATAAAAACTCCAGAAACCATAGTGTCTCAGCCTGAATATATTTTAGAATTTTTAAAGAATGTAGATATGAAAGATTATGTAACTATACGTGATTATAATGCTAGCCTTCGCTCACAGGCATCTTTAAAACCACTCGATATAAAGTGTACGGAGTGTGGGAACGAGTTTGAACAACCGTTTACACTAAACATGTCTGATTTTTTCGGCTAAGGCTTCTTTATCTCGCTCCTGACGAAATTAAGAAGCTCATAGATCAATACGAAAAAGACGTTAATACAATTAAAAAAAATGCTCTATCAATAGCATGGTATATGCGTGGTGGTATTTCCTATACAGATGTTTTAAACTTAAGTCAAGAGGAATATGACATGTGTAATAAATTAATTGAGCAAAATCTTGAAACAACCAAAAAGAGTAATTTACCATTCTTTTAAAGTTGTCCTACGGACAACTACTTCGTTCGCTATCGCTCACTCAGTTTCTTTTAAATTATTCTTGGATTTATATATTTTGCCGCTTTGAAGCCATGGTAGTGCTATTACAGCACTACCAAAGATTGAACTTGCCTGCCCATCATCCATGTCGTTTGTTCCCATAATACTATCCTGTTTTGATGTATTATGCTACCGGTTATACTGTAAAGTTTATGGACTGTAGTTGTAGACTCATCATCTACTATAACGCATGTTACATATCCGCAAAACGAAATAAGATATGTACTCATTGAGGGTTCGCAAACCTTTCGATTGCCCTCTCGGTATACGATACTATAAAAGTATCTTTACTCCAGATCCGCAGGCTACTGGCTTCCCAGGCTTGCTCAAGGAGGATAGTTAAACTATCAATTAAGTTTTGTGCTAACTAAAGTATTGGTATTTGTATCAAGTGTTATAGTATTCGACTTGGTGTCTATAGAGATATTAGAGTATTTTTTAACGAAATCTTTATTCAATTTAAAAAAGTGATCAAAATCAATTATTAACCAATCACCCAATTTATTACTAGTATAATACATAAATTGATCAGTGACCCAAGTGTATTTGCTTTGTACGCATACAAAACGTCCCTTGCGGTTAAATTTCATAAACAGTATATTAAAATCATCAGATTCAGCTACAGCCATCATTTGTTCTAACCAACCATCTAATACTTTACAGTCGCCCATTAGTACTAAATGAAATGGAAAATCAGCGTAACTCTTACATTCTGCATTAAATTTTGGGAAACTCTGTCCTGGAACAATGTCACCCTTAAAACTACGTATTTGGCCTTCGTGTAATATCTGTGTACGAACTTGATTTTTGCCGCCCACATATGCGCCGCTGCCCGGAGCACGTATAAAACTTTCGCGGTATAGGTTGCTTAAAAAAGCAGCAATTTCACGTTCAAAACTTGAACCCTTTTGTTTTTGTGGGCTAGGCATATTGTTAGTTATTCGTAAAATTTGTTATGAAATATTTTCTTACTTATTAATACACTTTGGTTGTGTTTGGTAATTTCCTTTACACCGTTAAGAAAATAAGTTAATTGATCTTGATTTAAATTACACAATCTTTCAATTTCTAACAGTATACAATATAGTCTCTCATTGTCATCTAAAACTGTATCATAGAACTCATTAATGTAAGGGCTAAATGTTTTGTATCCTATCTCTTTAAGTTTTTCTAGAAAATTAGGAACGCTTACTACGATAAAAGGATGTCCACACAATATAGGCTTGAAAATTTTCTCGCTTAATAATCTACCAGATTGATTATTTAAATGTGGTGCAGTACCAGTATAAAAGTTAGTTTCAGTGATTACACTAAAATATGAATCTTTATAATACTTTATTAATTTTGGTTCTAAAGCTACACGATTTGTTTTTAAATCTGTAGTATCTACATATAGTGAAGGACTGTTAATTAAAGACTCTTTATTTTTATCTAAAGAATTTTTTATAATTGCATAATGTTTACTTAATTCTATAATTTCATCCCATATGTTTGACCAATTTTTATTATCATCAGCCTCACCTAAACTTACAAAGCCCTTATCAATTAAATTAAAATCTTTTAGCAGAGCAACTAATGTTACTCTATGTGGGCGCCATCTGCGATTTAGACATAAGAATTTCTTATCATATTCTTTAGTCTGCAATATATTTACATTTTGGTTACGTATAAGTTTACTACATTTTTGTATGTCGTACTCTCCCTGACGTAACCATTCTGCTTTAATTAATTCTTTATTATAAATTTTACTTACACTGAGAATTTTATCAAATATGTCACTAGATTCACTGCATAGTATTATTTGTGATTCAGGTATATGCTGCTCAATTACTATATTGGTATAGATACTGTCTACAACATCATGGAATGATTCATAGGAGTTGTTTAGTACCAAAAATATATCTTTGTTTATTATTTTATTTAAAATTTCAAAATTAATAAATGAATTTAATTTAAATTTGTTAAGACTTTTTGCTGAATTAAATTCCAGATAATATACAGGCAATTCAGAAAAATTACGAAAGCGTAACGAAATACCTCCATAACCCTGAACCATTTTACTAGTATGAACTTGTATTAGTTCGTCTTTGATATCATCACTATACAAATAGTAAATTTTGTCAGGATTTAGTATTGGCATTACATTGCATATTCGGCAGAAGCATTGTATGTTGTAAAGCCATTTTCTTTTACAACCTTAAGTACACTAGGAACACGCCCCGCTAATTCCTCACGATGCGAAACTAGCCATACTGATTTGTTTCTATTGCGTGACATGTCTTTGAGAATAGCCATGCTATTTTCTACGCCCATACTATCCATACCACTATCAATTAATTCGTCAATAAATAATGTGTTAATTGGACTATATAAACTTTCCCATACATCACGGAAAGCAAATGATAGACCCAGTATTAATCTATTGCGTTCACCACGACTTAGATTATCGAAATCAAGTTCGCGTCCATACTCAGTTATCTCAACAGATAGATCGTTTAAAAATATTACTTGATGAGGTAATCCGATTCTATCAAGGTAGTGTGTGAGCCTTGCATTGAGATAACTGAGATTTTGATCAATAATTTTCTTACGTACAAAACTGTCTTTGCTGGTTAATAAATCTAATAAGAACTTTTGATGGTCAAGAACTCTATTGTATGTGTTGATATTACTAAAGTCAACGATTTGTAATGCTTGATTCTCCATCTCACTTATTTGATCAGTATATGGATTTTCATCACTTTCTTTTTCATCTATAGATTTAACAAGACTGTCAACCATACTACGATGTTGGAACGCCTCTTGCTCTGTGTCGTAATATAGTTTTGGTTGTTTACCTATAGGACCCAATGCTATTTTAGCAGATTTAAGTTCATGTAAAAATTCAGTATGTTCGGTAATTGCTTTATTACTTTCTGCTTTGGCTAATTGTTTTTCTTTTAATACAGTAGCATGTTTATCATCGTGCAAGTCTTGCCCACAAGCATAACACTTGTGTTCAGCAAGTTGTTCTAGTTCCTTTTCTACCTTCTTAAGATTTTTTTCTTCTTTGTGAATATCATCTTCAGTGCGCGAGATGTTTTTGTCGATATCAGCCATGTCTTTTTTACGCTGATTATACTCAGACAAATCTTTGTGACCTTGTAACTCAACATCAATGTCTAACTTCTTAAGTTCTTCAAGGTCATCCTTTAACCTCTTTAAATCTTCGTTGTGCTTGGCATCCCACAACTTTGACCTTCGTTTTAGGTTTTCAATTTGTTCTTGTATACGTTTGTTTGCTTCTTCAACTGCTTTGTTCTTGTATTCTTCTTCGGTTAGTTTATCTTTAGTTAATTTAATTTGTTCTTTGATAAGGTCTGCTTTTTCCGAGAGTAATGTTATGCCAAGCAACTGTTCGATAATGTTACGTTGATCATTAGCCTTCATGGCTAAAAAAGGTTCACTATAGGTATTTAGCGCAACAATATGTTTAAACATATCAGGTGTCATGTTTAACGCACGTTCAATATGCTCTTGTGTTTCTTTATTCTCACCCTGAGCATCGTTCACACATTCTTCTTCTTTGTTATCTACATAAAACTTAAGTATATTTGGCTTGCGTCCACGTTCAATCTTATAATCAACTCCGTTTACAGTAAATTCAAGTGTAACCATCATGCCTTTGGCATTAGTGCGATTGATTAAATTATCTTTACGAATTTGATTGATTGGAGTACCAAACAATACATATGAAAGACCTTGGATTAGGGTAGTTTTACCAGTACCATTTCTAGCACCATCTCCCCCTAAATCAAGATTCTCACCCAGTATTAATGTTAATTCTTTGCTATCAAAGTTCACAGCCTGTGTAACTGCACCAATAGACAAAAAATTTCTTAATGTAATATTTTTTAATAGTATCATAGATTCTTATAAATCTCTAGCAATAATTTTTGGTCATAAAATTGACTTTCAATATTGCTGATTTGATCTAATATTATCTGATCAACACTTTCGAATTTCAACTCACCTGGAGCAAGATCAAGTGTGTGCTGATCAAGTTTTATGGGTATTAATCCCATCTCACGTAATTGATGCTTTGGTACAAGTGTTTCTTTAATGTAATTTGCCTCTTCATAACTAATATCAATATCAAGATGTACACGAATACTACTGCGTGGTAATAGATATCCGTCAGGATTTTCTAATACTTCACTTAATTTATAAACTCTAAATGTTGGTTGTTTAGGCCATGATTTGAATATAGGATCCTCTCCCCATTCAATTATCATCATGCCACGTGCGTCATCACCTGCATCAGCATAGTTGTGTGGGAAAGCATTGCCCATATACCATATATTTTTACGCGATTGTCTTTTGTGAAAATGTCCTGAATATACTTGTTCAAATCCAACTACATGTTCATCGCTAATTTCACCATGATCTGGCATTTCTACCATGGCATTCATATAGAAGCGTGGCAACTCAAGATGCGAAAACAAATATTTTGTTGCTTTGATCTTGGGCAGTTTCTTATATTCATCTCCTACTAACCATGGCGCGATAGTGACATCGCCTTCACTAAACCAGTCATTGATGATATGCACGTTTGGCAGATGCCTTGCCCACTCAACACTATGTATATCTCTGCGGTCACGATAATAAAGATCGTGATTGCCTGGAATAAAATAAACACTATCAAAATTGTCATTTAATTTTTCTAATGCACGTAATCCATATTGCATAGTATGGATATTAATACTGGCACGATGATGATTATAATCACCTAAGAAAAAGCATGTCTTACAACCTTCACTTTTAGCAGTTTCTATGAACCAATCAATGAAATCGGCGCAATCTTGATTATGTTCCAGACTATTTGACTTTAAACCAAAATGTATATCTGTAAAGATTGCTGCCTTCTTAAATAAGTTAGACATCTATATATTTTATCTAAGTTGTTGATTTACTTAAAGTTTTTTGGTTATTCTTCATATTGATTGAATTTTGTTCCACTCATTTGACGAGTAAAACTTGGGTTCAATCCATTCATTTCAAGAATATCATCACGAATATTTTGATTACGCTTTTCAGTATTCAATACACGGCAGAAACTATTTGTGATAGCAGCAGTGTAATAAGCGAATGGATTAGCACTCTTTGCTTCATTGAAACGTAATCCAACATATGTCAATTGAAGTATGGCACTGTTACGCATTTCATCGTTGTATGTGTAACCGCGCCAGTTAAACTTCATGGCATATTTTTCGCAAAGCATGATAAACATACGTGCTAACTTATCAGTTAGTTTACCATGATCTTTACTAAACTGACCGGTCTTAACACCGCCCTTCCAATGACTTTTACCTACGCATATTGCACTATTGTTTTGATCTAACTTGTAGTGTTGGAACGGTGGAAAGTTCACCTTAACATGAACCATATCATCCACATCATCTTTGGTATAATCTTCAAGGTCAAGGTCGGCAAATAGGTTCTCTTCACTATCTTCAAATTCAAGTATATCTAATGCTGTTTTCTTTTTTACAACCTTACGTGGTTGCTTTGGACTAACTGGGATATGATCCCAAGTCATAACACGAAATACTAGATCAGTTACAGGAATATCTTTTAATTTTACTTCTTGTCCTGTTTGATTTAGTATTCTTGCTGCTCTTGCTTCTCTAGCAGCCTTAATGTTTTTGGGTCTTGATAATTGATCTAATGACTTTTCTAATGCACTTTGTGGCATATCAATGATTAGATCGTATTGATGATATTCCTGCCTAGCATAGCAGCAATATGATGTTTTGCTAGCGTGAATCTCTTTGAGAATATCTTTATTGTTTAAATAATTTACAGGTTTCTTAATTGTTATAGACATAGTTCCTCTATTAATATGTTGCGTAAATGATACATGGCCTGGCAACCTTTGTCAAGCCTAATTAACAAAAACGGTGATTTTTAGGGTGATAAATAATACACAGACATGCTATTTATACTAGCATTACAGGGTAAAAATAATGGCTACTTGTATAGAACTATTTGAAATCGCTTTTGCAGATGCTAGAAATTTAGGCAATTATGAAGGCGAAATCGAAAACGTCCGTAGAGACATATTTAGTGCCACATATGGTCCACCTGCCACAAGAATTAGTAGGATTGAAGATTATAAAAATCAAGTAAGTTCTATAAAAAATAAACTTCAAACTCTTTTGGCTCAAGCAAAGCAAGGTACAGATTCAAATTGTCCCGCCGCCATCAGAGACATCGAAAAGTTTATCATACAGGCTGATTCTGTAATAAGCAAAGCCAATGCTGCACAGACTGAAACCAAAGCCAGAGCGGAAGAGAATGCGAAAAAAGAAGCAGAAGCCGCTGCTGCGGCAGCAGCAAAAACAAATAATCAAGGTACCGGCGCTCCAGGCACTGCAGGACAAGGTACTACCGGAGCAACGGGCGCTACGGGAGCAAGTAAACCAGCAACGCCACAAGGTGTAGGCGCTACAGGAGCAACAGGAGCAACGGGGCCAGTAACTGGTGCAACAGGACCAACAACCCCGCAAGGTGCGGGCGCGACCGGCGCAAAAGGTGCAACCGGCGCAGTTGGCGCAGGCAGTCCATCACCGGGCGCAACGGCTACTACCCCAGCAACTACTCCGGCTACAGCACCCAGTACTTCAAATAAGAATGGACTTACCAATCAAGCAAGAGATCAAGTAGCAGTAGGCGAAGCAGTTAATATTCAACATAAAGGTGATTGGCGCGTTAGATTGAGTTTGGCTGTAAATTCAAATTACTTTTATAATTCAAGTGATAACAAAACAATTTTATTACCACTGAAAGCAACCAATGGCATTGTATTTCCATACACACCACAAATTTCAGTAAATTATAGTGCCAAATATGATAGCAATAATCCTGCACATAGCAATTTTAATATTAGCCAATATCAATATAGTCAAGTAGAAGATATTAATATTGCTTGCGACTTTACAGCACAGTCAACGCCAGAAGCAAATTACGTATTAGCAGTAATACATTTTTTACGTAGTGCTACAAAAATGTTTTATGGCAAGGATACTGATCCTATTGCAGGTACCCCTCCTCCATTAGTTTACTTAACAGGATTAGGATCATATCAATTTAATGGTCATCCAATGGCTATATCAGGATTTACATATTCATTACCAAATGATGTAGATTATATTCAAACGGGAAAAATAGATATTCCCTCAGGTCAAGGCAACTCATCAGGACAAGCAGGATCAGGTGGTAACCCAGAACCAGCGCAGTTTGATACAGAGGACATGCCAACTTATATACCCACAAAGATTTTAATTACGATCAGATGTATACCAATGGTGGCTAGAAATACAATTAGCAACGAATTTAGTTTAAGGGACTATGCATCTGGCAAACTATTATTAGGTAAAAATAATAGAACAGGCGGAGGTATTTGGTAATGTCAATTAATAATTTGTATCCAGCAACCAGTCCTTATTTTACTACAGATGTTGTTAATAACAAATATTTGAATATCATGTCTGATAGACCTTTTCCTGCTAATCCTGATGATATACTTTATACTATACCAAAAATTTATGAATTTAGACCAGACTTGTGTGCTTATAATTTTTATCAAGATAGTAGATTATGGTGGGTATTTGCTGCTAGAAATCCTAATAGATTAGGACCAGATCCATATTTTAATTTTATTGCTGGTGTAGATATCTATATACCTAAAATAACAACATTAAGAACTTATTTAAGAATATAAAGGTAGTTGAATGGCAGTTACAATACAACAAGTAAACGATGCAGCCACGCAAATATTATCCTTATTTAGTAAGGCAGAAGGAAAAACTGCTGAGGCTTTAGCATTAATTCAAAATCTAGACCCTTGCTCTGCAGGTGCTAAAGCAGCATTGGATAAATCCAAAGTTATATATGACCAAGGTAAAAGCCTATTTAACAATGACCGTAAGCCACTACTTGATGCTTTGGAAAAACTAGACCAACAAGCCGAAGGTGAGGTCAAAGCAAAAAGTCAAGAGTTAATAGGGCTTACTAATCGTGAGGCTAATAGACTCGCTGCACAAGCCGGGCTTTACACAAAAACCAGAGACAGTTTCGCTGAAAAGATTGCTAAGTGTCCAAACACTACTCCACCTGCCGCTAAGCCTAATGAACCAGCCGCTAACCCTGCAGCACCTGCTACTGCCGGGACTGATCCAAAAACTAATATAACAGGCGAGGGTGACGGAGATAAAAAAACCGGTACGAACACTACGGCACCTGCGACAGCAACCAATGCAGCGGCCACAGCCAAGGCACAAAATGATAGCCCTGGACGTAGATTATATAATCCACTTTCAGTATTTCCCTCATACACATATAATATTTCATTATATATGATAACACCTAAAGCCTATGATGAATTTACAGGGTCAGGCAGAACCATATTACCAGTAGATGGTGTAGCATTAATATGCCAATCAGGCGGAGTCAATAATGATGTACAAAAACGCGCCGTGGGTTTTACACTTGATTATTATATTGATAACTTAAGAATAGAAACATTTACTAGTGGCATGGATACTCAAACAAGTACTAATACAACCAATATAGAGTTTCAAATTAACGAACCATATGGTTTTAGTTTTATTACAAATTTGCAGCGCACCGCTGACGCCATAATTGCAGACAGCGGAGCTAAATCATTAAAAAATCCTACAAGACAATTTTTTATACTGGGTATAAGATTTACTGGTTTTAATAATGATGGCACTCCAGCATCATCAAAAGAAGATCCATTGTTTGAACGTTTCTATGATATCTATATGACTGAAGTAAAATTCAAATTAGATAATAAAGCCACAACATATAATATAAAAGCTGTGGCTTCAAGCCCTGCCGTAGCGTTTGGAACTAAACGTGGCATTTGGGACACAGGCGGAACTTTACGCGGTACTACTGTATATGACATGCTTACAAATATGATGAATCAGTTGAATAAAACTGCCGCAGATAGCGTTAAAGATATTAAAATAAAACCAAATAAGTATTCTTTTAAATTTGTTGGTGAGGGCATTGAAGAAAATCTAGAAAAACAAAAGTCTGCACCAATTTTTAGAGAAAGAATGGTTAGCGAAACTGATGTTACTAAAGCATCATTGGTAGGTACAAAACCTACCACTACAGGATCAAAAGCAGGAGAAGAGCAAGGCAGACCAGACACTAGTGTAGGAGAATTAACCATACCTTCAGGTACGCCGATTTTACAAGCATTTGAAACTATTATTTCACGTAGCACATATATTACAAGTGCATTCAAGACAATACAAAATAATAACTTAGAACCAGATCCACAAAAAACAAATGGGGAGTTACAACAAGATACAGACAATAAAAATTTTGTACGTTGGTATAATGTTAGCGCACAAATTAGCAACGGCAAATTTTTTGACAAAATCCAAGATTTTACATATGACATAACGTATGTGTTTCAAATTTATGAAACTCCTATTATAACAAATGCTTATAGTAACCCGGGTATTCCATATTATGGACCACACAAACGTTATAAATATTGGTTTACAGGACAAAATAGTGAAATACTAGGTTATACACAAAATCTAGACAATACATTCTTTACCGTAGCAGTAGCTGGTCTTAATAAAGAACAAAATACAGAAACACAACCGGGCACTCCGGTTGCCCTCGTTAAGGATGCAAATGCAACAAAAACAGATATATCTAATTTACAAGACTTTGGTAAACGTGCTTATATTACAAGTTTGTTTGATCCAGTATCACAAGCAAACGTATCAATCAAAATAATGGGAGACCCAGATTATCTTATGCCAGAAAGTACAGTGCCCATCAATAAATTATATAATAGATTTTATGGTACACAAGATAATACTATCAACCCAAATGGTGGACAAGTTTTTATTGAAGTAGATTTTAAAGAACCGCAGGATTATAATTTTCGTTCAACCGACGGTATAGCATTTAGTTCAACCGGCACTGGTCTTATGAGTGTTAATGAAAAAGTTCAATTTTGGAATTATCCTAAGAAAGTTGCAGATATTGTAGAAGGGGTAAGTTACCGTTTAATTAAAGTGTCAAGTAAATTTGATAAGGGTATTTTTGAACAAGATTTACAGTGTGTAATTAATACTTTCCCGGATGTTGAAGATGATCTTGAAGAAGTAACGATCACAAGCACTAAAAAAACTATATCAAATCCGGCAAAGGGTCTAGTATCTGATCCGCCTCCCGATGCTACACAATCACAGACAGATCCAGGGATAACCACTAATATGAAAAGTTCAGTTGGTGGACAAACACAAACAACAGCTAAAGGCGTAGCAAATGATGATAGTCAATTACAAGAAGTACAAGTCACAAAAAGAGGACTAAGCGTTACTGCACCCACGTTTATAGATGCAGGCAATGTAAGTATTACAGCGCCAAACTTTAATCTTGGTAGAGGCAGGGGTTAAATAATGTAAATGCAAGACGATTTTCAAGCCAGGGGACAGCCTAAATATACAAGAGCAGATGCAGGTAGTGCACCTCTTTTGCCATATCCTGTATGGGGTATTGTCAAATACAATTTTGATGATACTAGACAGGGCGGAATAAGAGTGTTTATAGCAGATGGTACTGGTAAGGACCCTAATTCTTCTACTAATTGGTCTAAACCAATTTATCCTATAGGTTTTTATGGCCGTACTATTGGAGAATCCCCTAAGACAGGGTTTGGTACTTTTAAAACTAATCCAGCAAGTTATGGTGTTTGGCATAGTCCACCAGACATCGGTACCAGAGTAGTTTGCATATTTATAAATGGCGATGCTAATTTTGGTTATTATTTAGGCGGTGTTTACGATCCTGATGCCATGTATAGTCTACCTGCTATAGCAGGCTATAAAGATGTATTATTGAACGAAGCTGAAGGTCAAAGTTATGGTGGCGCAGTTGTATTACCAGTTACAAATTTAAATGACAACAGTCCAGAAGCATCAGCACCAGAAAAATATGTTGATGCACCTAAACCTGTACATAGTTATCAAGCAAGTATATTATTTCAGCAAGGTTTAATACGTGATCCAATACGCGGTGTAATAAGCAGTAGTGCGCAGCGTGAAACTTCTAGTAGAGTAGGCTGGGGTGTAAGCACTCCAGGACGCCCTATCTATCAAGGTGGTATGAACGATGATAATATAGCAAGCGAGTTAAAAGGCGGTGCTGACCCTGCTAAATTCAAAATTGTAGGTCGTCGAGGTGGGCATACTTTAGTAATGGATGATGGTGATATTATAGGTAGAAATAATCTGATACGTTTAAGAACTTCTACTGGACATCAAATTACTATGAGTGATGACGGTCAAACATTGTTTATTATACATAGTAATGGACAAAGTTATATTGAATTAGGCAAGGAAGGCACTGTAGATATCTATAGTACAAATAGTTTTAATGTTAGAACACAGGGTGATTTAAATTTACACGCAGACAGAAACATTAATATACACGCTGAAAAAAATTTGAATATACGCGCTGAAAATATACATGTACAGGCTGAAGGTACTTATAAATTGCGTGTATTAAAAGATTATGCTGAATCTATATCAGGAAAGTTAACTTCACTAATAGCAGGAGCATATGCTGTGAAAGCAGGAGGACAAGCCAGTATGGTTGCTGGTGCAGAAGCTTTTGTTGTTGGTACTAAAGTAAACCTTAACAGCGGCGACCCATCAACTACTCCAGAGGCAGTAGAAGCAATAAAGGCTTTTGCACAAACAGATACATTGTTTGATAAACAAAAAGGATTTATTGCAGCACCAGGAAAATTATTATCTATTGCAAGTCGTGTACCAGCACATACCCCTTGGGCTTCAGCAGGACAAGGAACTGATGCTAAAACTGATTTGGGCGCAAGTGCAAATCTGCCCGAAGCACCAAACGCAGCAGTAAGTGATGTCAACGATGCAGCAGCAAATTCAACATCGCCCAGCGCAGCTACAGCAGTAAGTTCAAGTTCAGTACAAGCAGGAACTAATGCTGTTAGCGGCGCATTAAATAAGAACGCAACAAGCGCATTATTAGGAGCAGGCGCACAAGCAATGGCAAGCAATCCCTTAACAGCGAAGGTGCAACAAGCCAAAGCAGGCGTTGCCAAGTTGCCTGGAGGTGGATAATGACTAATATACCCTTAGTAGGACAGTTTGGTTTAAATCCAGAACAGATGCAAGCTGCTGGTATAATTAAGCCCGGCAGTGCTAAATTAGTACAGGCACTAGTTGATAGTGGTAAGCCATTGGCAAACTCTATGCCAAAAAACTTGTTTACAGGCAGTCAGGGTGCAAAATCCCTAAATGATTTAAAAAACAATTTTAATGCACAATCTTTAGCTATGACTAATGTTATGAAAAAAAGTCAAGCACAATTAATGAATGCAAAAATTATTACAGGTAAGGAAAGCCCAACTGCGATTGCTGGTCTAGTAAATTCAACTGCTACTGTTGGTATTGGCGCTACCTTAGCAGCAGTAAAAAATTCTACTGGTAGAGGTAGAGGAGGTAGAGTAGCAAGACCACAAAGATTAGCCAGTAATCCTAAAGGGTCTATATCTAGTAATATTAATCCAGTACCACAACAACTACCATTAACAGAAGTGGATACATTAGCATTTACTGCGCCAAAAGTAACTGTACCGTCGGCTGCAGGCGGTTTAAATGCGTTAAAGGGCGCGGCAGGTGAAGCCGCAGGAAGTTTAAAGGCGGGCGCTGATGCAGCTTTAAGCAAAATTGGAAGTGGAAATCTTGCAGGCAAGATGGCTGATGAAGTAACTTCTGGATTAGGTTCATTAAAGGATTCACTATCAGGACTAGCAGAAAGTAAGGGGTTGGCATCACTACAAGAGCAAGCAAAGGGTTTAGCCGCGTCTGCATTTGATGCTATTAAGTCTGGATTTCCATCACTACCAGCAGGTGTGCCAGTAGATGTAGAAAAAGAAGCAAAAGATGCATTCGCTAAAGTATCTGAGGCAGCAGCTGGAAAATCAGGCGACTTAACAAACAAGTTAAGCGACTTGGCTAGTAAAGGCGGCGCATTGAAAAATGCATTATCAAAGGCGGGAGGGGAACTAACAAATAAATTAAGTGGAGGTGCAGCAGCACTAGGTAAAAATCTTCCTGGAGCAGCAGCCATAAAAGATAAGGTATCAGGATTGGCTGGCGCTGCTGCTGGTAACGTAGGGTCACTCGCATCTAAAGCAACTGGTATTCAAAACTCTGCACAAAGTGCTGTAAGCAACTTAACAGCAAAAGTACCTGGATTAGGATAATGTCACTATCATTAAAACAAGCAGCAACAGCAGTTAGTAGTGCCGGAGTTAATCCTAGTCAAGTCGTTGCCGCAACGGGCGGACTAGCAGGCGCATTACAGCAAGCAGCCTCAGGCGTAAATACAAAATCAGCAGCATCCGCGAGTTCTACCTTAGCAAGTGGATTAGGTAATTTACCTGGTGGAGCAGGGGCTGCAGGCGCTTTAAAAAATTTAGGTGCTGGAGCCAAAGATAAAATAGGGGCATTAGAGGGAAAGCTTAGTGGTTTAAAGGATTCTGCGTCAGCAGCAAAAGATAAACTTAAGGGTATGAATAATAAATTAGGCGGGGCATTAGATAAATTAAAAGATGGTATTGCATCCTTGGCCACTGCTAAATTAGCTGGTATTGATATTCCAAAACTTGATATAGCTGCAGCCTTAAGCAAATCTGGATTGCCCAGCGGTATTGCGTCACAACTAGAATCACAGTTGTCAGCAATAAGTTCTGGTGGCGGTGTACCAGTCAGTATGCCAGTAATAGCAATTAATACAACAGACAGACAAGAAATCACAGCAGCAATAGATAACCTATTAGGCGATCCTAGTATACCTCCTCCTAACATGCTAGGAGAAGTGTCTGAAGAAGCGACTTCAGAATTAGAAAGTACAAACAAAATAACGATAGAACAACTACAAGAAATTGGTAGCGCTGGTAGTGCCTATACACAAGCGGCAAGCAAAGCAAGTAAAGCATATGCTAAATTTGAAAAAGCATTGCATAAATTGCCACAGGGTGATCCGCAAATTGAAGCATTAAGAGAAGAGGCTTTAAAACTAGTTCAAATATCAGACGAAAAACAAAAAATATTTAAAGATTTGAAAGCCAAATACAAATATGATGACGGCGTCACCGTCATCTACTAATAGACTGAGATATAAATACTAGTATGCCGCAATATATTGGATTCAGCACAATAGCAGCAAATAAACCCAAGACTACTAACCCCCCTCCGGGAGAGTATGGCGGTCCGGGTAGTATTACTAATTCATTAATAAGCGGTAAAAAGTTTAAAATGACTGATGCGCCGTTGGTAATACAAGATTTTTTAAACGCTCTTAATATAAAACAAGGACAAAAAGTAGGCCAACCTGAATATGGTTCACGTATTTGGGACTTTGTGTTTGAACCAAACGATTTTACAACGCAAGAAAATATCGAGGCTGAAATACGTAGAATAATAAGTCTGGACCCACGTTTACAAGTAGGTACTATAAGAGTTTATCCGCAGGAAAACGGCATATTAGTTGAACTACAACTCGCTGTATACCCTTTCAATCAGGCTGAACTTTTATCTATATTTTTCAATAGTAGAACAGGGGCTGCTAGTATCTGATTCCAAAAATCACGGTTTTCCATATAGATAAATATTAGTATGGCTACTAGTAGTAAACAAACCTCTTTGTTTGGTATAAATGATTGGAAGGCAATTTATCAAACTTTCCGCCAGGCCGATTTCCGTAGTTATGATTATGAAACACTACGCAAGAGTTTCATTGACTACCTACAAACTTACTATCCAGAAACGTTTAATGACTTTACAGAATCAAGTGAATTTATAGCCTTACTTGACGTAATGGCGTTTATGGGTCAGGGTCTTGCTTTTCGAAATGACTTAAATGCTAGGGAAAACTTTTTAGATACGGCTGAACGCAGAGATAGTGTTGTTAAACTAGCCAACCTTGTTAGCTATACGCCAAAACGTAATTTATGTGCTGAAGGTTATTTGAAAGTTACTAGTATAAGCACAACACAAAATATTACTGATCTAAATGGAGTAAACTTAAGCAATCTTCCTATATTATGGAATGACCCTGCTAATCCAAACTTTTTAGAACAATTTAATACCATTATTAATGCTACACTTGTTAATAGTCAAAAAGTAGGACGTCCAGGAAATGTCCAAGAAATTTTAGGTATAACCACTAGTGAATACAGTATAGCGATACCAGAAGGATCATTGCCTATTGCACCTTTCGTATCTACTGTTGATAATATTAGAATGAATTTCGAACTTGTAAGCGTTACAAGTTTAGATCAACCTAATGTATATGAAATCAGTCCATCACCAAGCGGACGTTTCAATATGTTGTATAGAAACGATCAGTTAGGATTTGGTAGTCCAAATACTGGATTCTTTTTTTACTTTAAACAAGGTACATTGCTTGATTTTGATTTTGATTTACAGGAACAAATTGCAAATCAAAATATACCTATTGGTGAAATAGAAGGCGTAAATAATACAGATACATGGTTATATCAATTAAATGAAAATAATCTAGGTAGGGCAGAATGGCGTAAGGTTGAAAGTGTCTATGCTGATGCCTATCTACAAACAGAAAACAGTAATAGAACTATTTTTAGTGTTGATTCAGGCTTCAACGATAGAGTTTCATATGTATTTGGCGATGGCGTTTTTTCAAAGATTCCTGTAGGTAGTTTCCGTGCCTATGTACGCTCAAGCAACGCATTAACATATACTATAGATGTAAGTGAAATGCAAGGATTGACTGTAGCATTTAACTATGTCAGTCGCGTAGGTAGAGTAGAAACACTTACTGTAGGATTAGCACTAACTAGTCCAGTCTCAAATGCACAGGCAAGAGAAAGCATACCAAACATCAAGCAACGTGCGCCAACTCGTTATTATACGCAAAATCGTATGGTTAACGGAGAAGATTACAATAACTTTCCTTATACTTTGTACAGCTCAATTATTAAGTCAAAAGCAATTAATCGTAGCAGCATTGGGGTAAGTAAAAATTTAGACTTGCTGGATCCAACTGGAAAATATTCAAGCATATTAAGTTTAGGCAACGACGGCGCACTATGGCGCGATAAAACCAACTTTACTTTTGCTTTTACTTTTGACAGTACAAGCGATATTATGTTTTTCTTAACACAATCATTAACTAATCAACTATCAAAAATAGAAAGTTATCAATACTATACGACTTATTATCCAAGATATGCTGTAACAGGAAGCGATACTAGTTTGCCTGTCTATTGGAAAATGGCAGTGGTTGGTGCCAATTCATTAAATGGATATATTACAAATTATCCAACTTTAGAAAAAAATGCATTATCTACTGGAGTATTTACAACTAACAATTTAAAATATATAACGAAAGGTGCATTGATTAAAATATCTGCTCCTCCAGGCAAATTTTTCGATAGTAATTATAGGTTAGTAAATGGTATTCCAAAGTCCACCGACGTTACGTTTTTCTTCACTACAGTGCTTGAAGTTATAGGCGACGGCGCAAATGGCGGTGATGGTATATTTCCTAATGGTACAGGGCCAATTACTTTAGATGGTTATGTTCCAACTGGAGCGATACTATCGCAAGTTATTCCAGCCTTTAGTAATAGTTTGCCAACTAATATTATACTTGAAGCAAAACAAAGACTTGAACTTAATGAAAGTTTTAGTCTACTGTTTAATAACAAATTAGCGATTGATCAAGATCGTTGGTCGATACATCCTGTGGATACGAATAATAGTTTTGTAAAATTTATTAGTCAAAATATACCAAATAGTTATATTGTTGAAGTAAAATCACTAGAATATTATTTTGGTAGTGTAGACGACGTAAGGTTTAGTTTCCCACAAAACGAATTAGTTTACGATCCATTCTCCGGTACTGTGCTGCAAGACAATGTTAACGTATTAGGTATTAATACTGTTGTTGATACTAGCACACCATTGGCAAAAGACTACAAAATAAATATTACAGGACAAACTATTGAAAGCGACGGGTATATTAATGATTATGAAGTATCTGTAAGTACTACCAGTGATAACAATGGAACACTAGTTACTAATCCTGATTTTTTTAGTGAAATTACTGGATTTACATATACAACAAATGCAACTACTGGTTTCAAAACTGATGCTACAAATACAAATAGATATGTATTTTTTGAAACTATTCAAGATGCTATAAATTTAACTAGACAACAAATTTTGCCCTCAAAGGATGTAGTAGATTTATACGCAATTAAATCTGACATTGAAGTTATAAAATATGAATATCCCGAAAAAACATTATTCTATGCTTTTAGTGAAAATAAATTTTACAAAACTTTTCAGGATCCAGAAGTTACAACACAATCATATATATTAAAAGAAATGTCAAACTATAGTATTATGTATGGTAGACAGGGTCTTACTTACAAATACACTCACAATTCTAATAATACTGTGCGTATTGATCCGGCAACAACAAACATTATTGATTTGTATTTGGTTACACAGGAATACTATACAGCCTATACAAATTATATACAAGATACTACAAACACTATTAGTAAACCTGCTCAACCAACTATTACAGAACTTAACGCTAGCTATGAAAAATTACAATTTTATAAAATGGTCAGTGATAGTATGATTATGAATAGTGTAACTTTCAAGCCATTATTTGGACCTAAGGCAGCGAAGGCATTACAGGGTACAATTAAAATTATTAAGAATTCAATTTCAACCGCTAGTGATAGTGAAATTCGTAGTGCTGTGATTACTTCTATGAATGAATATTTTAATATACAAAACTGGAACTTTGGTGATACATTTTACTTTAGTGAACTATCAGCATATCTACATAATGAAATAGGAGACTTAGTAAGTTCAGCAGTAATCGTGCCCAATGATCCAAATGAATCGTTTGGTGATTTATATGAAATTAAATGTCAACCTTATGAAATTTTTGTTAACGCTGCGACGGCTAATGACATTGTAATAATTGCAGCACTTACTCCTGATCAGTTAAGGGCAGTGTAAAATGGCAAGAATTAGAACGTTAAATTTCTTACCTGAAATTTTTCATACTCCAACCAATCAACAATTCTTATCCGCTACTCTGGATCAAATTGTAAACAACTCTGATCAGAGACGTATACAGGGCTATGTAGGTAGTAAGTTTGGTTATGGTATTAACGCCAATGATCGCTATATTACAGAGCCTACTAAAATTAGAACAGATTATCAATTAACTCCTAGCATAATCTTTACTAAAAAAGATGAGATGGCTGCTAAAGATTTTATAACTTACCCTGGATTAATTGACGCATTAAAGTTACAGGGCGGAGTTACTGAGAACAATAGTAAACTTTTCGAAAGTCAAATTTATAGTTGGGACCCATTTATTGACCTTGACAAAATTATTAACTTCAATCAATATTACTGGGCGCCAGAAGGGTTGCCAGCAGTTGAAATTGCTACTAATGTTGTATATAACAATACTGACTATGTAGTTAAAAGTGAATCAAATAATTATAATATTAGAAGTCTAGAAACGGCTACTGGCGAAGAAAATCCAACGTTAACGTTGTTGCGTGGCGGTACATATCGTTTTATTGTTGATCAAGATAGTGGTTTTTTTATTCAAACACAACCAGGCACCAGCGGTACAAGTGCCACACAACCAAATCGTAGTACACGACTAACACAAGATAATGGTGTAATTAACAATGGCGCTAGAGCAGGAGCAGTAATTTTTGAAGTCCCACAAGTTACAGCACAAGACAATCTTGTATTTACAAATCAAGTAGATGTTGATCTAGTAAGTAACTTAAACTTTCAAGATATAAATGGAAAATTATTACAAGATGTAGAAAATATCGATGGAGTAACTGATTTAGAAGGCAGAACCATATTATTTTATAATAATACTACTGACGAAAAAGCATTTACAGATGGATTCTTTGCAGAAAGTAATTACGATATTAATATTGGCCTAATTAATGAAGCGGATCCTGATGAAATTTTTAATCCATCAGATAATTTTGCTAGCACTACGCCACTTACGATTGTAGTAACAAATACTTTAGCAAGTACTAATCGTTTGATAGTTGATACTACTAACTTACCCCAAAATGATATTAAGAATGTATTACAAGTAAACAACGTTATTACATTTCCAAATAGTGTATTTGGGGGTATAAACCAATATAATGGTGCATTAAACAACGTAATTTATTATGTAAAAGAAATTATTGACGCAAATAAATTTACAATATCGCAATCAATTAATGGTCCAGAAGTTACATTAACTACAGCAAGTGGTTCCATGAATGCTACTGTAAATCAAGGATTAAATGAAGAAGGATTTTACTCATTTGTTAATAATTATTTTTATATTGTAACTTATGTTGAAAATATAGATGATCCAGTAAATCCTATTATAAGATTAAAGCCTTATCAACTAATTAATGAAAATACTCAAATTACAGCACTATATGGTACTGAATATATTGGTTTAGATTTTTATAAAGATTTAACAGGAAGTATAAAAGAAGTTCCAAATATAACTGCTAATCTTAATACTCTATATTATCAAGATGCAAGTAATCCTAATAAGGTAGGTATACTACGCATAATAGAAAATAATATTGGTAATAACTTAAATGTTGAAACAGATATACTAGGTAAAAAGAATTTTCAAATTACAGTACCAAATCAGCAAGTAGTTATTTTTACTAATGGACTAAAGGTTTCCTTTAGTGGCGACGTTACCCCTATTAGTTATTTGGAAGGAGAGTATTATGTACAGGGTGTTGGTACTGAAAAAGGTATAGAATTAATTGATTTAAAAGAAACAGTAACACCAGAGGCTTACACTTTTGAAAATCCTATACCATACGACATTTTTCCTTGGGACATAGGCGCATATAGTGGTAGTAATTCTATACCAATAAACAAAGATTATATTACAATAGCACGTAATGCTATTAATAAAAATGGTTGGTCACGTAGCAACCGTTGGTTTCATAGTAGTGTAATTGATGCTACAGCAAAATATAATAATAATCCAGAAATATTAAATGAATACGCAGTTGAAAAAAATAAAGCTAATCGTCCTATTATTGAATTTTATCCTAACTTAAAACTTTTTAATCAAGGCACATTAGGTAAAACGCCCGTCGATTTTATAGATCGCAGAACATCTGATGCTTTCTCTATAGTAAATGGTCAGGTTAATTACTACCCTGATGTTAAAATATTTACAGGATATAATGCCACGATACAAGCAAGTCCGGGCTATAGTGGTACAGACAACGTTAATAGTACCGATTTAATTGTTGGCGAAATTTATGAAATTGTTAGTGTTGGTACTACCGATTGGATAGCATGCGGAGCAGAAAGTAACACAGCAGGAATATCATTTACTGCATCAGCAATAGGAGCAGGTACTGGCACAGCGAAGGCTTTAAGTTATACGTATGCATTAGTGCCACAAAGTTCAGTTAAAACATCACAGTCAGATGGTAGTATAATTGCTGCCACATTCACATTGACACAATACATCAGTGATTTGGGAAACTACGAAAATCCTACTCCACTAAGTGGTATATTACCAACGAATGCTATAATTTCTTCAATCAGTGATATTACTATTTCTAGTACAAAATATTTTAAATTACAAATTTCTTGGGCGAAAAATGATCCAATAGAGTCAGCATATACTAATAGATCACTTATTGCTAATCCATTTTTACAAGACTTTGATAATACAAATTATAATTTATTCAATGGCGCAAGAATAATTTTTGCAGCGGATACAAATGCTGAAGTACGTGATAAAATTTATGTTGTAAACTTATCGCCGATTACTGTAGGGGGCAAACCAATAATCTCATTGGTAGAGGCAAGTGATGGCGCTATTAAAGATAACGAACAAACAGTAATTACAAGAGGTTATTTTAATACAGGTAAAACGTACAGATTTACAGATGAAAATTATGGGGCATGGATATTAGCGCAGTTTAAATACGATACCAACCAAGAGCCTTTATTTGATGTATTTGATAAAATAGGACAAAGTTTAAGTAACCAAGAAATTTATGAGGGCAGTAACTTTGCTGGTAGCAAACTATTTGCTTATGCGAAAGGTACTGGTACTGATGATCCTGTATTAGGATTTCCTTTAGCATATAGTAGTTTAACAAATGTCGGTGATATTAAATTTGATGTTGCATTTAACAGTCAAAGATTTGATTACGTAAATAATTTAACAAACCTACCTGCGAATGAACCTATCAATTTGGGTTTCGTAAGAAATTATGAAACACGTAGTCTGTTTGAAAGATTGACAGGATGGGTACCAGCCATTGCACCTAGCGTACAATATCAAAACTTCGAATTTGATTTTTTCTCTGAAAATCCAAATAGAATATTTCAAATCGATGTACCTGTAAACGATCAGAAGCCTGACTCATGGCCAGTTGCGTTTGTTTATATTAATAATATACCCGTAGAAAAATCAGATTACATATATGCTGTAGAAAACGGAAAAACAAACTTTTTCATAGATGTAAAAAGTTTAACTAATACCAAAGTTCAAATACAGGTATTAAGTGATAAAGTAAGTAGTTCTGGTTATTATAGTATACCAATAAATTTAAATAATAACCCATTTAATACAGATATTAAAGAAGTTAATATTGGCGATATACGTAGACAATATACAAGTATTTTCTATAATAATAATACCATAAAAGGTGAAATTTTTGGCAATAATAATTTCCAAGATTTAGGAGATTTAATTTATTGGGGCGATAAAATTATACAGAATAGTGCTAGTTTAGTCGCTCCAGGCACTTTTAATAGAACTGAAAATAATAATTTATTTAATGCATTACTTTACAATAGTAGAGAATATATTAAATTTAAAACTTTATTAGTTGATACTGTAAACAATACAGATTATCCACAAAGATATACTCCAGCAGTAATATTAGACGATGCATTAGATCAAATTACAAGTTCAAAAAGCCAAGAACAAAGTTTCTTTTGGTCTGATATGGTTCCAAGTAAATCTCCATTTATAACAAATACGTATACCATAAAAAATAATATTGAAACTAGTTTTTATGATCTTAGTAAAATCTATAATTATACAAAGGCAAATTACGATGGAGTTTTAGTATACCTACAACGCAAAGCAGGAGTAATCAATAATGTATCGCAGTTAATGAAAGATGTTGATTATACAATTAGTACTGATAGTCCATCATTAACAATCACAAAAGATTTGTTAAAGGGCGACACAATAATTATAAACGAATACAATCAAACATATGGCTCATATGTTCCTAACACTCCAACTAAGTTAGGTATGTATCCTGCTACAAAACCAGCAGTAATATATGATAAAAGTTATCAAAATTTTACATACTTTATTGTTGGTCATGATGGATCTTACAATAAACTATATGGTAACTACGATCCTGTGACAAATACGTTACAGGACTATAGAGATCAAGTTTTATTTGAATTTGAAAATAGAGTTTACAATAATTTAAAACTTGAAGGATTGATTAGCCCAGTACAACAATTTGATTATATACCTGGATTCTTCAGATCAGAAGTTAATAATTTAACTAATTTAAATTATGAGCAATGGATCAGTATGTATAGTTTAACTTTCCTTGATTGGATTGGTCAAAATAGATTAAATTATAAAACACAAGTGTTTAACAGAAGTTCGCCATGGACTTATAATTATAGAGATAGTTTAAATAAAGTTAATAAATCTTTAGTAACACAGGGTGATTGGCGTGGGTTGTATCAATATTTTTATGATACAACAACTCCTAACACTACTCCTTGGGAAATGTTAGGATATGCTAATAAACCAAATTGGTGGGAAGAACGATACGGTCCTGCACCATATACAAGCAACAACCAACAATTATGGCAAGATTTAGAAGCAGGATATGACTATGGCAGTCCAATATTAGATAGTAAGGATTTAATTATAGGAAAAAAATATAGAATTATTACATTAGGTACAACTGATTGGAATATAGTAGCAGGTACTTCAGGAGTTGCTTATAATGTCAATGACGATATCACTATAGTAAATCAGTACTTAGGGACAGGCACAGCGAATTCCATTATTACATTTGCTGCTCGTCCAGGTCTATCTGAGATACTTCCAGTTAACGCCGCAGGTCAATTACTTAATCCAATAGAGTGTTTACTATCTAATTATGACGGAAATATTTTTAAACGTGATTGGATTATAGGAGATAACGCTGCTGTAGAACTTTCATATCGTAGAAGTAGTTCATATCCTTTCGATTGTTTAAGAATTTTTGCGCTTTCTAATCCTGCAAAGTTTTATAACCTTTGTATCGATTTGGATGATTACAGATACAATATTGAATTTAATCAATATCTAGTAGATGATCGTAAACACTTAATTTACGATGATATAAAAATTTATGGTAATGGCACAGCAAAAACTAGTTACCTAAACTGGATAGTTGATTATCAAAAACAACAAGGCATCAAGGCAACACAAAATATTGAAGATTTGTTATACAATCTAGATGTAAGACTTACATACCGAATGGCAGGCTTTAGTGATAAAACTTTACTTAAGTTCTTTGTAGAAAAGAGCAATCCTAGTGCAACAAATACTTCATTATTAATACCAGATGCAAGTTATCAAGTTTTATTGTATGAAAATCAACCATCAGATAAAATAATTTTTACATCAGTAATTATACAAAAAACAAAAAATGGATTTAAGGTATATGGTAATAGTCAAAAAAATGCATATTTTACTACTCTAGCACCTGACATAAACTCTCAACCTCTGCAAATTATTGTTGAAGGCCTTGAAGTAAATGTATATTCAAGTAGTTTAAATGAATATGAATATGTTCCATATGGCACTGAGTTTTATAACGTACAAGATGTAGCACAATTTATGCTTAATTATGGTGCTTATACCATATCATTAGGAGCAAAATATGAAACTCAATTAAATGGTATTGAAATAAATTGGGAAACTATGGTTGCTGAGTTTTTGTATTGGGCGCAAATAGGTTGGGTAATTGGAGCAACATTAAATTGTAATCCAGCAGCATTGAGTTTAGAAATTGATAAAGAGAGTCATGTTGTACAACCATTAACTTTATATAAAGAAAATTTTGTACTAAATCAAAATCTTTTCCCTATTCAATTGAGCAATTTATCTATAGTGCGTGATGGTACCAACTTTAAAGTTACTTGTTTAAATGAAGGAGAAATAGTAAGTTATGGTGAATTTAATTTGTCAAATATGGAGCATGGTATAGTATTTGATAACATAACAGAATTCCAAGATATCATCTATAATTTAACAACCGGGGTACGCCAGAATAGAATTTATACTATAGGTAGTAAGAGTGCTGAATGGAACGGTTTCTTGTATATTGCTGGCTTTATTTATAATCAAGACAATATTAAAGAATGGAATAAAAATACAAAATACACTAAGGGCAACATAGTAGAATATAAAAATAGATATTATAGTGCTACTAAAGTTATTCAACCAGCAGAATCTTTCCAAGAAACTGAATGGATCGTAACTGATTATAATGAAATACAGAAAGGATTATTACCGAATAGTGCGACACGTAGTTACGAAAGCACATTGTATTATAATTCAAATAATGCAAACCTAGAAAATGAAGCGGACTTATTATCGTTTAGTTTGATAGGTTTTAGACCGCGCAGTTATATGAAAGCAGCGGATCTGACTGATATTACACAAGTTAACGTATTTAAAAATCTAATTAAAAATAAAGGCACGAAAAATGCAATAGACGCATTTAAAGGCGCAAATTTACCGCAGGGCGGAATACAATATGATTTATATGAAAACTGGGCCATACTATCAGGAAAATTTGGTGGTTCACTAAGTGAAAATTTTATTGAAATAAGACTAAATGAAAATAAAATGGTAGGCAATCCTGGTACAGTATCGCTTACTACTGGCGATTTTACACCAGGCATGCAACAGTATGTACCACTGAACAAAATATTTAATTACTCTCAGCCAATCACTAATGTGAACGTACTGCCAACTAAACCATACTCTCCGAATATGGTGTATCCTGATGCAGGATACGTAAACTTTAATGATGTTAAAATGTCAAGTTATTTTTATAGCGACTTGCCAAATGCTATAAACAAGCAAGGTGATGTTGTTCCAATAGAAAATGTTTATGTTAGAGATTATATTTGGTTAGCAGATTATTTAGGCTCATGGAAAGTATGTACGCCTGACATTTTAATTAATAATTATAACAAAAGTTCTCCTGCTCCAGTCATTATAAATTTGACAACTAATCCCAATGGTACTGCAACACTTACATTTAATAATGCTCATGGATTAGAAAAATTTGATTTAATTATAATTATTAATTTTGATACAAGTGTTAATGGATATTATACAGTTTCAGAAATTATAAATCCAACACAAATATTAATAAACTTTGTTACCACAGAAGGTCTTATAATATCAGGCGAAGGCACTTGCTTAAAGTTAATAAATCAGCGTGTAAGTAATCCTACTAAGATACTTAATTTACCATTGCTATCAAGCGAATTTACACAAAATACTGTTTGGGTAGATGAAAATGATGATGGTGCTTGGGCTGTTTATCGCAAGAGTTTAAATTACAAGCGTGTAAAAGAATTAGAGATTGAAGGCAGCACCTCGTATGGATATAGTGTTGCTTATAATGATAATTTTGGTTATCTAGTAGGAGATCCAGGGGATGTTGATAATACTGATGATATAACTCCAGGTAACGTTTATAGATACACAGGACCATTAGATAACTTATTATTACTAGAAACATTTAATACAGGGGAAAGAAGTTTTGGACAAACAATAGCATACAATAATAACACAATAGTAATTTCACAACCAACTGCAACTACAGACAAAAAAGTTTTTGTTTACGTTTATAATTCAAATAATAGTCTTACAGAAGATTTATTACTAACTCAGGAAATAGAACCTCCAACAACTGTAGATTCTTGGGGAGAATCATTAGCAATTAGCAATGATGGTAACTACATCTTTATCTTGAACAATGAAGATGCATTATCAAACAATAAAGAAATCTATGCTTACAAGCGTCAAAATATTAATCTAAGTGCAGAATATTTAACAGCCGACGAAACATATATTATTACTAGTGTGGGCACTACTGATTTTGCAGCAATTAGTACAACTACAACTACTACTGAAAACAAAGTAGGACAAATATTTGTAGCGACAGGCGCAGGCACAGGAACAGGCACGGTCACACAAATTAGTTATAAATTTGCTGGAATCATTTCTGATATTGATTCTACTGTGGGCGATAATTTTGGTAAATCTATTGCTTGCGATTACTATGCTGATACTATAGTTGTAGGAGCACCTAATTCAGATTACACAAGTCTTACTACAACTAAAAGTGATTGGGGTAGAGCAGTAGTTTATAATAGAATTTCACAAAATATTGAAGTGCAAAGCAATAGCGTTGGCGAAAATGCACAAGTATTCACGCTATTTGTTGATCCAAGTCCAGACACGGTTACTGTTAACTTATTAAACACTTATTCAAATAATGCAATGGAACTATCAAGCACGACTGATATAAGTGTTAATGACCCAATAGTATTTTTAGGATCAGGACTTGCAGCAACTAATATTATAACAGCAAAAACTTATTACGTAGCAGAATTAATTGCTGGTAATAAAATTAAAATTAAAACATCAAGATCAACAACTGATGTCTCTACACTAATAGAAAAACTAAGCATACCAGAAGGTACAGCAACGGCAACACCACAATTTTTACATGTTGATGTTACTGTTAACGGTATTAGCGTACAAGATAATAATTATGCATTAGTTGATACAACACTTTATTATTCAACATATCTCAATGCAGGAGATATTATAAATATTAGCCAAAACACTTTTGTTAAGGTTCAAACTTTAACCTCAACGAATACACCAAAGACAGGTGTAGCCTTTGGTACAAGTGTTGATATTACATCTTTCGGAACAGAGATTATTGTTGGTGCTCCATTTGAATTACAAGATGGCAATGAAGGGGGCGTTTATAGATTTACTGACGCCGGCGGCGAATATGGTATGATTATAGGCAGTGAAGAAGTTAATCTGACTACAAACCAATCAATATTATTAAATGGATACATGGTAAATTTACTAGACGGATCAAATGCTGCTGATGTCGCGCAAACAATTAATTCAGCAAAAATAACCAATGTTCAAGCAGCAAGTACAGATCAAAACAAACTTATTATTTCTTTAAGAAATATGTCTATTGCTGCTGCTAACCATGAATTAGAATTAACTGTTTCATCAATTGATACATTAAATGAATTAGGTATTACAATCTATCCTAATACACAACTTATTTCTTGTCCGCACAGTGAAACTCAGACGCAGTTTGGTAGCGTAGTAAAATTTGACGAAAGTAATAATAGTTTTGTTGCTAGTGCTCCAACTGGCACACGTTTTGCTGCTACTACTTTTGATTTTATTGATGATGAAAATCAGGACAACGATACAGTATTTGACAATAATGCAACACGTTGGATAGACACATTTAGAAATGCTGGCGCAGTTTATATGTTTGATTATATTGCAAAATATGATGAAACTGTAACTGAACCAGGGGCCTACGTTTATGCTCAAAGTGTAAATTCAAATAGTTTAAGTTATGGTACACAGCCATTATATGGGTCAGCATTAGCATTTACAGACAATACAGTATTAGTAGGTACCCCTTATTATAAACCAGAAAGCGTGGATGGCCAAGTTGTAATATTTGATAATACTACTGGTCAAACAGACTGGGCAGTGTATCGTAAATCATGTGATATTGTTGATATTAATAGAATAAACAATATACAATTATTCAGTGCTGAGACCAACAATTCTCTTTTAAACTTAGATTATATCGATCCATTAGCAGGTAAGATTTTTGGTGCAGTAAGACAAAATATTGATTATGTTTGTAACTTAGATCCAGCAAGTTACAATAATATTAGTAATAATACTAATGTTATTTGGGGTGATAACAACGTAGGCAAATTATGGCTAGATACATCAAACATGCGTTTTGTAAATTATCATCAAAATGACCCTGTTTATAATGCAACATATTGGGGAACATTATTCCCAGGTAGTGATCCAGCAATTTATACATGGGTAGTCAGTGTTGATCCACCAACGCAATATACAGGGGTAGGCGTACCTAAAGATTTTAATAAATTTAGTATACAAACATTTATTGATCAATCAGGCACGGTAACTCTTTGTTATTACTTCTGGGTGCGCTTTACTAATGTTATTGTACCCAATAGTGGAAAAACTTTATCTGATACAGTTATGGAGTCATACTTATTGAATCCGCTACAATCTGGTATATCATATTTTGCTCCTCTGTTACCAAACAGTTATGCGATTTACAATGCTCAACAAAGTATTAAAAACACTGATACAATATTGCATATAGGATATAAGAGTACAACAAGCGAAAGTATACCACATCAAGAATTTAATTTAGTTCGTTCAAACTTTGCTGATGACTTTTTGCCAGGACTGCCCAATACACAATATCCACATCCAACCTACTTATATGATAGAATGCTTGATAGCATGGCGGGAGTAGACGAGGAAGGTAGCACAGTACCTAATCCGTATTTGCCAAGAGCAGTACAAAGTGGCGTATTGGTACGTCCAAGACAAAGTTTCTTTTATAATCGTTATACTGCATTAAAAAATTACATACAATATGCCAATACAATTATGGCACAATATCCGTTGGTTGAAATACGTCCAGACGCAACATTTTTTTATAAAGAAAATAAACCAATATTTGATATTGTTACTGGATTATTAATTGTAAAGGACTTAACGTATAACATAGTAACATTAGGTAATACTACTTGGAGCACCATTGGCGCAACATTAGTCAGTGCAGGAGATTTTGTTATAGGTAAAACCTATATTATTAATACAATTAGCAATACAGATTACACGCTAATTGGGGCTAATACAAATAGTGTAGGAGTAAAATTTATTGCTACTGGTACTGGAAACGGCAACGGAACTGGCACTGCGTATGAAATTACTTTTACTGCTACTGCTAATGGCAACGGCGATGGCACTGCAAGCACATTGACATTTGATGAGGGAGAATTATATAAAACTTCTGATTATGTAACAAGAATAGATTGGTGGGCAGAAGGGTTCGATAATAATACCAAACCAGCATTTCAAGTGCAGTTATATAGCGATTTGCTACGATTGGAAAATATTGATATTAACACTATAGCCAGAGTTATAAAGGGCGGCAACAATACTAGAGAAACTTATATCTATGTTATCGAAACATTAGATGATAATACTCAAATTGAACGTTGGAAGAGAATTGGGCTTGAAAAAGGCACATATGAAATTAGCAAAGAAATATATGATTATGATTTAGGTAAATATGGCTACGGTGGAAACTTTTATGATACTGATAGTTTTGATGACTTCCCAAGTAATGAAACACGTTGGATAATACGTTGCTTAAACGAACAAATATTTACCAATGAACTGTTAATACATCGTAATAAAGCATTAATATTGCTATTTGAATATATTGTAAGTGAAACAAATGAAAGTCAAAATTATTTACCATGGTTAAACAAAACATCGCTGGTAGATGTAAAACACACAGTACGTGAACTTCTACCAACTGAAAAATTTCGTACTGATAGTGATGAGTTTTTAAGTGGCTACTTCAATGAAGTGAAACCTTATCACGTAGTAATAAAAGAATTTTTATTAAATTATACAAAACTAGATGTTTACCCTGGTACATTAACTGATTTTGATTTACCAGCATCATATAATACTACTCAAGACGAATTCATTACTCCTCAGTTAGTTTACGGCCCACTTGTACAAAATAATAATAATCAATTCGATAAAACTAGTAGTGAGTGGCAAAACGATATTTACAACGAATGGTACAATAATTGGGGCTTGATGTTAAGCAGTTCCTATCAGTCTCCAAGTTATACAGACTACCTAACTGAAAATGAAAAACTAGAAGAAACTATATATAGTGCAAACTATTTTATGACTACTCTACAAACATATTTGCCAATAACATCTACTACAGCAATTATGAAAAATGTTAGTGGTTTTCCGGTAACAGGTACATTTAGAATTGAGGAAGAACTCATTACCTATGCTGGAATTGATCGTGCAAGAAATTTATTAACAGGATTAACAAGAGGCGTAGAGGGTACAACTAAAACCGTACATTTGCCTAACTCAGAAGTTTATATGGAATTGCCGCCTATTATCGTAATTGACAGCGGTAGTCAATATAATGAGTTCACACCAAAAGTAACTGCTGTTGTTGATGAATTGATATATAGTGCACCAAGAAAACCTGCAGTACTTCAAGCAGTAATGGCCCTAGATAAAGTTATTAATATTGAAGTTTTGGATCCAGGATCTGGCTTCGAAACTAAGCCAGAAATAGTTATTGAACCATCTATAAAAATAGTCTTTAATAGCACAGCAGTAGACAATAATACTAATACTATTTCAATTAGTGGTTTCACATTAAAAACAGGCGATAGTATAAAATATATTGCTGGATTCATAACTGTTGACGCTACAAATATTGTCCCGTCACAAATTTATACAATCCAAACTATAGGCACTACAAATTTCACATTAATGGGCGCACCAAATAATCTAGTTGGAACAAAATTTATAGCAACTAGAGTTGGTACAGGCACAGGCACATTAAAACAAAGCGTTCCAATTGATTATCTTGTAGACAATCAATGGTATTATGTTAGATTAATTGATAATATTCCTAATCCTATAGTAGCATTGTATGCCTCATACGCAGAAGCAGTACAGGATAAAAACAAGATTCCAATACAAGTATCAACTACAAATGTTGAAAATCAACTATGGTTAGGTGCAAGAGCATTAGCGGTCACAACAGCACAACCTGTTCGTGAAAATATTGTATCAATTAAATTTGATAGAAATAGTTTTGATAGTAAAGTCACTGATTGGGCTAAAGATAGGTTTTATGGTAGTTTCTTTGCAGGCGATTACGAAAGTCAAAGTGCTTCAAGTTGGTCACTAAAACTACAGTCAACACAGCCTGATATCAACTCAGTTTTAACATCATCACAAGGCTTTGTATTCCCAATTTACAATGCAACTAGAGAAAGTGAAGTAATACAGTCAACATTTGAACGTAGCGTCGAAAGTTTTATAGGCTCTACAATTACTTTAAAACTAAATGCCCCTTTATCTTCAACCACTTCTGGATCAACAATAGGCTTTTATGTTGGTATGCCAATTAAATTCAATGGTAATATTTCTATTACCGGGTTACAAAATAATACCTATTACTATGTTAAAACAATATTAAATGAGACTGACTTTACAATCAGCGCAGAGCCAAATGGTACAGTTATTTCATTTCCAATTAATTTGATTCCTACAGCAACAGTAGCATGTTATACAGGGGACGTTGTATATGGCACTCAAATTACTACAAATTATGATGGTATAAGAAAAGTTACAAAAAGCAGCAGTACAAATAATGCTTATACAATACCTGTAACTGCATTGGGCACCGGGGGTACACAACATATGTATATTGGTGCTCCAGTTATGTTTACACTTGATTTATTTGGCGGTGTAAGACAGAATCAGGTATATTATGTAACCACAGTTATCGACAGCGAGAACTTCACTATAAGTGAAAATTCTACTCCATCAACATATTCTTTATTATCAGCATCATCAACAACAAATGAAATTCAATTAAATGTAGTGTCTGGCTTGAATATTGGCGATCCAATTATTGTTAATAGCATGAGTATTGATGGTGTCTCAGTCCTTGACTTTGGTAATATTATTGCAGGAACAGTTTACTATATCTATGATATAGATGTACTAAATTCTGTCATAAAATTAACTACTGTTAAGAATGGTACAACAGAGTTAAGTTTAGATGATGTTTCAGAGGGAACAGGAACGTCAGCACTACTTACTTCACAAGTTGATGTCGTACAGTTAGATAATTATACCAATGGCGATATGACTATGAACTTAGGTCTACCAGTAAGTCCTGGACAAGTCAATGGTCAAGCATTTACATTCTATGAAACAGGTGCTGTATATGGGCCATTAGAACCAGATTTATTATTAAATGTAATTCAACGTAATATTGTGCAAAGCGTGGATACTAGCGACATTTTAGCATTTAGTGAGTTGGGCGCTGGATTAACTGATGTGTACGTAAATATGCCATTTACACTTAACAAAAACATAGGTGGTTTAATCAAAAATGATGTGTATTATGTAAAATCGCAGAATACTATTAACGTATCTTGCAGTAGTAGTGGCAGTGGCACAATAATTAATTGTACAAGTACTAGTTTAATATACGATAAAATGCCAATAGTATTTCAACCAGATCCCAATGGGGCTGAGCCAAAAGTATTTGGAACTATTATACAAGGACAAACTTATTATGTAAGAACAATAGGCATTGCTCCTTATACTAGTTTCCGTATTGCAAATTATCCTAACGGTACTCCTATTAATATAGGTAATGATTCAGGTAATATGCTAGGTATAGGCCCAGATTACATTACTGTAAGCAGCACATTAGGTGGCTCAACATTAACTTTATCTAGCCAAGCATTAAATGTTGTACTAACACAACATACAGACTTTGAAACAGATACTCCAACGTTTACTGTACAATCGTTCTTAGGAGGATACAGCGTTCAGATTGTAAATCCAGGATCAGGCTTTACAATAGGTAATAAATTAATAATTTACGGGGAATATATAGGCGGCACTACTTCTAAGAATAACCTTACATTAGAAATTAACAATGTTAATAGTATAGGCGCTATTACTAGTGTAGTTGCATCAGGTACTGTACCAACTGATAAGGCAATTTATTACGTAGAAATTGATGGCTCAAATAAATTTAATCTATATCAAGATGCAGCATTAAACGAACCCGTAGATGTTTCAGCCTGGGTTTATAATGGTATAGAGCAAACAACCGCAACAGCAACTACAACTGGAACTAATTATATAACTGTATCTGATAGTACAATATTTGAAGAGTATGACACTGTAAAATTCTCAGGTACAGTATTTGGCAATATAGAATTAGTCACTACATATTTTATCAAATCAATACCAAACAGTACAACAATAGTTGTAAGTGAAACGCAAGGTGGTACAGCAGTAGCACTTGACACAGCCACTGGTACTATGACTGTAAGCAAGTTTGGTAGTATGATGCTACTACCAGAGCCATTCTATTTCCAAGCAAGTATCGTAAAGTATGACAATAAAGTATATCGTTGCTTAGTATCAAATAATGATCAAGAGTTTATATTTGGTAAATGGTTAGAAGTATATAGTGGTGACCAAGAACTTAACGCGCTTGATCGTGCTGTCGGATACTATCAACCTACTAGCAGTATGCCTGGATTAGATTTACCTCAGTTGTTTACTGGACTTGAATATCCTAATACAACTTATTTAGGTCAGGCGTTTCAACCAAATACTGTATTACCATTAGATATTGAATTACAAGATGTTAAATTTGAGCCAAAAGATTTAAATTTAGTAACAGGTGTTTATCGTAATACAAAGTATATAATACCAACAAATACTTCACAATATTCTGGATTATCAAAAAACTTAACTGGTATTAAATTTAATGTTACAAAGGTA